ACACTAAGCTGCCTTTCTTCTAAGCGGTACTGTCCATTTATCTTAGATTAGTATGTCTTAGGGTTTATTGTTTCTCTTTAAAGATGAACTTCGTTCATCTAAGTACTCGCTTTCGCTCGTCCTTATGTTTTTACGGTTATAGAGAATTCATATTGTTTTTTTATCTTAATCTTCTGGGACATATTGCCGCTTTGAAGCCATGGTAGGGCAAAATTTGCCCTACCAATGGTTAGAGGTCACTTGCCATGCCCGTCATCCTTTGCCATCTGTTCCCCGTATAATTAACTCTTTTAGTTACTATACGCTACCGGTTGTCCTGTAAAGTATATGGGACTGTAGTGAGGTCTGTTAATTCTATTTCACATTAACGCCTCGACAACGCATGTTCTATATCCGCAAGATAGAGTTGGATATAGACTCATTGAAGGTTCGCTTTGACGAGAGCCTTCTCGGTATTCCTTATCATTACTGATAAGCATACTCCAGAATCTGACGGCACAGCACAATCTGTACAATCTCAAGGAGGACTCGCAGCCGAGCCATCTAATTTTTATATTATGCGAACTTTGTGTCTGCTTTTATTTGTTTGGTTTGGTTTGGTTTATTTTGACGTGGTGTCTAATGTTGTACTTGAGTAGGCTTTCACGAACTCAGTATTATTTTTGAAGAAGCTAGTATGCTCCATGATGATCCAATCACCATGCTTCTTACTACTATAGAATACGCAGTTGTCTGCTTTCCATGTTAGTTTGCCTTGGACAGCGACATATTGACCCTTGCGATTGAACTTCATAAACAAAAGATTCAAATCACCGTCGTCTTCTACATCAAGTAGCTGTTCTAGCCACGAATCAAGTTGTTTGCACTCACCCGAAAGAGTTAAGTGCCACGGAAAGTCAGCATAGAATTTGCATTCTATATTCATTTTACTGAAACTTTGTCCTGGAACAATGTCTCCCTTGAATGAACGTATCTGACCTTCGTGCAAGAACTGAGTTCTTGATTGATTCTTGCCACCCACATAAGCACCAGAACCAGGAGCACGGATGAATGATTCTCCGTACAATTCAGAAAGAAATTTTGCAACTTCTCTCTCGTATCCTGATCCTTTGTTCTTCTGCGGTGATGACATACTATTACTTATCACTAGTGAATCGTGTCCGTAATTATTCCATCTCGCTACTAGTAGCGTATGACGTAAATCCGTTTTCCTTGATAACTTTCAGCACGTTTGGTACACGTCCAGCTAGTTCTTCACGGTGAGACACAAGCCAAATCGACTTATGACGCCTGCGAGACATATCTTTCAGGATAGCAATAGAGTTTTCAACTCCAATCGTGTCCAATCCACTGTCAATCAATTCGTCAATGAACAATGTGTTGATAGGTTGATACAAGTTTTCCCAAACATCACGAAATGCAAAACTCAACCCTAAGATTAAGCGATTGCGTTCACCGCGACTCAAGTTATCAAAGTCAAGTTCACGACCCAACTCAGTAATTTCAACTTGCAAGTCGTTTTTAAACACAACTTGATGGGGTAGACCGATCTTATCCAAGTAATGCGTCAATCGTGCATTCAGGTATGACAAGTTCTGGTCAATGATCTTCTTACGAACGAACGAATCCTTACTTGTCAGAATGTCTAACAAGAACTTTTGATGTTCCATAGTCTTTGTCAGTTTGTTGATCTTTTCAAAATCAATTGCTTGCAATGCATTTGCTTCCATTTCGGCTACTTGTTCCGAGTATGGATCAAGTTCACTTGCTTTGGTATCAATTTGTTGCAACAGATTGGCAATCTTGCTGCGATGTTCAATTGCTTGAGCCTCTGTATCATAATGTGTGATAGGTTGACGACCAATATCAACTACTGTATGCTCTGACAATTGTTCAGCAAACGGATTAGTCTCTAATTGCTTGTCTTCGTAAATTTTCTTCAAGTTGGCCAAGTCACCGCTATGACGAATTGCTTCTGCTTCTGTTTTATACAGAGTAGTAGGTTGCGGTCCTAGTTCTTTAACCAGTAACACGCTGTCAATTAGTAAACCTGCTAACTCTGCAAGCTGTGCAGTGGCAGTGGCAAGCATTTCTTGTTTGTCAGTCAATACTTTTGTATGACCGTCATCATGGAAGTCTTGACCGCATGCATAGCAAGTATGTTCTTCAAGTGACCGAACCTCTTTTTCAAGTTTAGAAATTAATTTTTTTTCTTTTTCTATGCTTTTGGTTTGGGTATCAATTGTAACGGCAAGATTGTTTTGAGTAGTAGATTCACGTATCCACTCTTTCAACTTAGCCCATGCTTCAAGTTCAGTTTCAATGTTGTAGCGATTCTTATCTAAGTAAACACGACCGGCAACTTGCACATCACTGTCATTCTTTTGTTGCCATGCAATAGAACGAGCGAATAATGCACCATACGCATCCTGTTGCTTTTTCTTCTCGGTGTAAACTGAAAGTTCTTTGTGTGCTAACAATTCACTATCAATATCAATCTTACTTAACTCGTCATAGTCTAGTGCAAGCGTGTCCAAGTCTTCATCATGGCGCTTTAGCCAAAGCATTTGTCTACGCTTTAGCGCATCAATTTGTTCCTTAACTCGTTTGTTAGCTTCTTCAACTGCTTTGACATTGAATTCTTCTTGCTGTATACCATCTTTGCTAGCCTTTATCATGTTTTTGATAACTTCAGCTTTCTCTGATAGCAGTGTGATACCCATTAGTTGTTCAATGATATCTTTTTGATCGTTATTCTTTAATGCAAGAAATGGTTCGGAGTAAGTGTTCAGTACAACGATGTGACGGAACATGTCTGATGACATACATAGTACTCGTTCAATATTTGCTTGAGTTTCTTTGTTCTCACCCTGTGCATCATCTTGATTCTTTTGTTGAACATCATTCACATAGAATCGCAACACATTGGGTTTACGACCACGTTCAATCTTGTATTCAATACCATTAGCGTTAAACTCAAGTGTAACCATCATAGCCTTACCGTTTGTACGATTGACTAAGTTGTCTTTGCGAATGTTGTTAATTGGAACACCGAATAGGGCATACGATAGCCCTTGAATCAATGTGGTCTTGCCTGTACCGTTACGAGCACCGTCACCACCTAAGTCTAAGTTCTCACCTAGAATAAGTGTTAAGTCTTTTTTGTCAAAGTCAACTGCCTGAGTTACGTTTCCGATTGATAGGAAATTTCGTAGTGTTATATTTTTTAGTGTAATCATGTGTTTAGTAATTCGTGTACTTCGGGGTTAAATCTAGCAGAAAATAATGCTCTGGGTTTATTGTGGGTAGTAACAGAACAATGAGGGATGCTTACGTTAACCCAAGCTGGATTAATGACAGCCCATCTTCCTATTTCAGTGGGAATAGTTCCTGGTTTTATTGTGGGTGCATTGTTATATGAAGGTTCAGCTTCAACTAGATTAGATTCTAACATATCTGCGTCATACCATACTGTGTAACTATCTTCGCAATTCAATACTGGGATGTTTAAGCCATAACAAACAGTAGTCCAGTCAGACTGGTCAACGTGAATACGAAGATCCTCGCCGTGATTGTTGCTGCTGATACCGCATCCAGACCATCTAGAAAATAAGTCCAACTTCCTAAGCATTTTACAAAATAAGGGAGTGTATGACACCATTATAAATTTTGAAACAAATATAAAATCTGTAGGCTTGTTGTCAAAATCACTATCTATCCTGTATAAAAATTTAGTCAACTCAACTTGTATCGCAGCTAAATTATCTATCTGCACTGGTTTATATAACCAAGTGGGTTTACTCATTGGTATCATAGATTGTTATAAATGTCTAGTAAAATCTTTTTGTCAAACGTAGCTGATTCAATACTGTTAATTTGGTCAATGACGATTTGGTCAACTGATTCAAACTTCAATCCATCAGCACCTGTAGTTTGTTCGGCCTGATCAACCTTCATGGGAATTAATGTCATTTCTCGTAGTCTGTGTTCTGGGATGAAACTTTCACGGATGAAGTTTGCTTCTTCATATGAAATATCAATGTCAAGATGTACTCTAACATGACTATCAATCAATAGCAAGCCTTCAGGGTTTTCTAATACATCACTGAGTTTGTAAACTCTGAACAATGGTTGACGAGGCCAGCTATAGAAAGCAGGATCCTTGTCCCATTCTAATACCATCATGCCACGTGCGTCATCGCCTGCGTCAGCATAGTTATGTGGGAAAGCGTTACCGATGTACCAAATGTTTTTCTTAGCTTGTCGTTTGTGAAAGTGCCCACTGAAGGTCATATCAAACCCAGCAAAGTGGTCACTGTTAAGTTCACCATGATCGGGCATTTCAATCATAGCGTTCATAAAGAAGTTTGGCAACTCAAAATGACCAAACATATATTTGCCAGTCATCTTTTTAATTTGCTTGTAATCTTCTTGGACAAGCCAAGGTGCAATGACTACGTTACCTTCATTGAACCAATCGTTAACGATTGTCAAGTTTGGTAAGTGCTTCGCCCATTCAACACTGTGAATGTCACGACGGTCACGATAGTACAAGTCATGGTTACCGGGGATGAAATATACATGGTCAAACGCCGCGCTTAGTTTTTCTAATGAACGTAGACCAAACTGTAACGTGTGGATGTTGATACTAGCTCGGTGATGATTCCAATCACCTAAGAACATACAAGTTTCACAACCTTCAGCTTTCGCTTTGGTAATGAACCAATCTACAAAATTCTCACAATCTTGATTGTGCTGTAGACTATTTGACTTAAGACCGAAGTGGATATCGGTGAACACTGCTGCTTTTTTGAAAAGGTTACTCATAAACGTAGTATATAGGAAGAGGGGCTGAAAAACAACCCCTCTGGTTAAATGAAAATTATTCTTCGTAGCTAGTACTAGAACTTGCTTGGCGAGACCATGAAGGATTCAACCCGTTGATCTCCAAAATGTCATCACGAATGTTTTGATTTCGCTTTTCCGTATTTAGGACACGACAGAAACTATTTGTGATAGCTGCGGTGTAGTAAGCGAATGGGTTAGCACTTTTGGCTTCATTGAAACGCAAGCCGACATACGTGAGTTGTAAAATGGCACTATTGCGCATCTCATCATTGTACGTGTACCCGCGCCAATTGTACTTCATTGCATATTTTTCGCACATCATAATGTACATTCGGGCTAGTTTGTTAGTGATGTTTCCGTGATCCTTAGAGAACTCACCATCCTTAAGTGAACCTTTCCAATGACTCTTGCCAATGCATTGATAAGTGTTTGTAGCGTCTACTCTAAAGTGTTGGAATGGGGGAAAGTTAACCTTGACGTGAACCATATCGTCAATTTCTGCTTTGGTAGTTGTATCTTCTAAGTCTGCAAACAGTTCGTCTGCATCACCTTCAATTTCAAAGATATCCTTAGCAGTTTTCTTTTTATCTGATTTGCGGGGTTGTTTTGGAGCAACTGGGACATGATCCCAGGTCATTACACGAAATACTAAGTCAGTCACTGGTATAGACAATGGATCAACTGAATCTTTTTCCCCTGCCTCAAGTCCTAGCCTAGATGCTCGGGTTTCACGTGCTAACTGAATAGATTCGGGCGTACTAGCAAAAGCTAGACTTTCTTCAATTGGAGCTAGGGGCATGTCAACAATAAAATCGTAACGATGATCCTCGGGTGTTAGAAAGCAGCAATAGTCAGTTTTGCTAGTGTGAATTTCTTTTAGAATATCTTTGTTGTTAAGATAATTGACTGGTTTTCGGGGCGCGGGTAATAATGACATAGGTCTCCGTTGTTATGTTAAGAATAGTGTAACACATTTGTTGCAGAATAGCAACCGATTTATGAGCAAAAGGTAAAAAGACTACTATATTTAGCAGATAAATATAGATAAGGACAACAATAACTATGGCAACGCTAACAAAAGAACAACTTGCAGCCCAACTAAACTACCTACAATCAACCGGTGCGACTGATGCTCAAATTGGAGCAGCAATCACCGCAGCTGGCTACAATGAATCAGCCTTTACTATAAGTATGGATGGAAAATTTGAGCCAGAGGGCTCTGGTAGTGGAATCAAGGTAGCGGGAGTGGACTATAATTCATATACTCCGGAACCAGAACCAGTAGTTGCATCTACATCAACGGCAAATACAAAAGTAACGAGCACTACCTCAGTAGTGGAAACTACATCAGGCGGAAGTTCTACTACGAATTACGCTCCACCGGCGACAATAAGTACAGACGCAAAAGCCAGCGCGAAACTAGCAAATCAACGCGCTGACGCATTTACCGCTAATACTTCAGGTAAATTTGGAGCAGGCACTATTGACAAAGCTGTCGCCACCGGAGCAATTACTGCCGATGAAGCTGCTGCATTAAAATCGGGTTCAATCAGTGAAGCAGATAGATTCGCCACTGCACAATCTTCTAGAGCCTCAGGCAAAGCAGCGGTTGATGCAGGGACCACTTCTTCTCCACCTATTGTCGCTACCACCGCAGAACCAAACACAACTGCAACCACAGTAACTACTACTAAAGCGGCACAAGATCCACCTGCAACAATCACAGCCGCATCTGACCCGGCAACTGCCCCCAACACGACTACTATCACTAACGAAGATGGAAGTACATCAGAAATAAGTACAGACATCAATGCCGGTACACAAACATTGACGCCGGTATCAGACAATCCAATTGCACAGTCTACCGAAACGTCAGTGACCGTTAGCCAAACTATAGAAAACACAACAAATGTAGTTGATGATACATATGTTGTACCAGCAGAAGAAGAACAAACATTCTCACCATTGCAGGAACCTCCGGGGGTAACAGGGGATGAATTTGATGGCATAGATCAACAAGTAGCAGATAATGAAAATGGATTGCAGGAACCACCTCAATTATCTGCTGAAGAGGTTGATGCATATTTACAACAAGGTGGAGAACCGACACAAGATGAAGCGCCGTCAAGCGCAGCAACCAATGCAACTGGGGCATCACGCTCGCTGCCTCCTGTAACAGTCACTGCTAAGAAAAGCCCATTCACAGCCGATGACTGGAGAATACGATTAAGTCTTGCAGACACTGCAAACTATTTGTACAGAATCGCATCAAAAGCTGATATATTATATCCATTGATTGCAACTGACGGTGTCGTCTTCCCGTATACACCTGCAATCAATACTTCTTATCGGGCAAATTATGATCCGGCAGAATTAACTCATTCTAACTACAAAATGTTTTTCTATAAAAATAGTAGTGTTGACGATATTACGATCACCGCAGATTTTACTGCACAGGACACTGCTGAGGCAAACTATATGTTAGCCGTGATTCACTTTTTTAAGTCAGCAACTAAAATGTTTTACGGTCAAGATACTGCACCAAGAGCAGGAACCCCTCCTCCGTTATTATATCTAACTGGATATGGCACTAATCAGTTTGAACATCATCCTCTACTACTTACTAACTTTACATATAGTCTACCTAATGATGTAGATTACATTCGAGCGGGCAGCAACGCTCAATGGGGCGGAATGTCTATTGCCCAATTATCGAGTGGTAGCAGTACGAGACTAAGTGCGAATGGGTTGACCGCCGGTGGAACGGCGGCACCGGCTGCGTTCTCAGGACTTGCTAGTAAAGACAATGTTACATATCTACCTACAAAAATACAATTAAGTATTAGCTTGGTACCAGTCGTATCTCGAAACGACATAAGTAAAAACTTCAGCCTTAAGGATTATGCGGCTGGTAAATTGTCAGGTAAAACTGGCGGAGGAATTTGGTAATGCTATACAATCAAACAAGCCCATACTACACTACACCTACATTCAATAACGAATTTTTAGATGTGATGGTCAATCGACCTATCCCACTAAATTCCTCAGACACTTACTGGGAAATAACACAGACCTATAACATGAGACCTGATTTACTAGCGTATGACTTATATGCCGACAGTAGATTGTGGTGGGTGTTCGCACAGCGTAATTCAAATCGACTTAAAGATCCTATCTTTGACTTTGTTGCTGGGACTGGGATATATATTCCTCAGCTACCCAATCTTCGTGAGGCATTAGGATTCTAATATGGCTACTTCAGGCTCAACTAGAATTATATCCAGCGGCGATGGGAAAGATTGGACATTAACCACTACTCTGAACCTAGATACAGGTGAACTCACGTATGACGTAAACGGTAGTTCGGGAAGACTTATATACAGTGGATCATATGAATCAGTAATGTCAGGAGTTGATGCTACTATCGCCGCCCCTGAAACGCTCGCTAGTGTTCGAGATTTCTTTGGTATTTTAAAAACTGAGCTAGAGAGTTCAAACTCAACTTGGGCATCACAAGCAGCCGACACTAAAGAAGCCTTAAAAAACAAAGTACCTGAGCCACCAAAAGAGTCTTCGACTTCTGCCCCCGACCCAACAAAAGCACCTGCAACAGCAGACGGGGATAAAACTGGTGACAGCACTACCACAACTTCATCCGCGCCAGCAACTGCTGCTACTTCGTCTACTACAACACCTAATTCAGGAACTACTACTGCCGGCAGCGCCGGCAGTAGTCCAGCATCTGACCCTTCATCAATCATAGGTAAACGAACTTACAATCCTTTAGGTGACTTCAGCAGTTATACATACAAGATCGGTTTGTATATGATGAATCCAGAAGAGTTTAACTCGTATATGGGCGGAGATTATACAAAGATAAGCAGTTTCAAATTAATAGCACAAAGTGGAGGCATCACTGACGCACTAGACAGTAAACGTGCACCGGGCTTTGACTTGGACTTATATATTGATGACTTAGAAATTGGAACTAAAATCAATAGTAAAGAAACGATGACCGCAACAAACTCTATTGAGTTTAAATTTAAAATCTATGAGCCGTATGGTTTTAGTTTCCCTAATCAATTAGTAAAAGCACAAGTTGCTGCACAAAAAGGTAGAGCAGCAGCACCGGGGGCAAATGCTACCCCTGTCAATCAAATAACAGCACTAACTGAAAATTTTCTACTGACAATTAAATTTTACGGATATGACAAGGATGGCAAACTAGTTACTTCTGCTGATTATCCGCGTGCAGATATAACCTCATCTGATACGCAGGCTGTGTTTGAAAGAGGATTTCCTATCAGGATTAAAGATTTTAAGTTCAAGCTAGAAAACAAAGTTACGGTGTATAATATTACAGCCGTGCAAGTAGCAGAGCAAGTTTCAAAAGGCACTAAGTTAGGTACATTACCGTCTAACGTAACTATTGCAGGAGAAACAGTGCAGGACGTTCTAGTTGGCGCAGGACAAGATTCAACGAAGAAGGCTATCTTGGGTTTGGTTCAAGCATTGAATGCAGCCGAAGTAGAACATGTTAAAAAAGAAAACTACACTTATCCAAACGTATATAAGATCGAGTTTGAAAAGGGTACGGCTATCGGCGATGCTAGAATGGTACCAAAAGAATACTATGTAAAGGAAAGAGCTCCTTTTAGTTCAATACAAAACCCCGAAGGTAGTAACGAACGAACTGCTTGGAAAAACAAATTAGGAAGTGTTGACAAAGCAGTACGCACTGTTGAATTGCAAGCAGGTACTTCTATCATACAAGCAATAGACCAGATCATAACTCAAAGTGAGTACTTGAAAAATATGATGACTGCTATCGATAAAGAAATAGATCAGCCTATAAAGAACACTGACTCTACTGTGGATAAGAATCCTAGTCCAAAGATATTATCTTGGTACAGTATAATTCCTAAGGTTAAAATTAACTCTACTACTAAAGATCCAAAGCGCAATGATTACGCATATGAAATAACCTATAAGGTACAAGAATATCAAATCCCCTACATACGAGCAATGTACGCTAGTTCTACTAGCCCGTACTATGGTCCGCACAAGAAATACAATTATTGGTATACTGGAAAAAATACTGAGGTTCTGAGTTATGAGCAAGACTTCAATTTGTTGTATACTACAGAAGGAGCGTCATCTAGTGAGGCTAAACCATCAACTACCCAATCAGCGCCCACGACACTTAAGTCTGGTCAAAACGTTGATTCAGTCAATAGTAAATCTGGAACAAATGATGTTATCAACAGTGTTAAGTCATTCTTGTACAGCCCAAACGACCTGCTTAAATTTAAACTAAGAGTATTAGGAGATCCAGACTATCTTATGCCATCTATCGGTAGCGGCGGCGGAGATGGGGCAGAAAAATGGTATGGTAAAGGTTTCTCTATTAATCCTAATAGCGGTCAAATTTTCATTGAGATATATTTTGAACAAGCAGAAGATTACAACACTTCTTCTGGATTGCTAGCACCCAATGGTGACATTCAATTCATGAACTATCCGCCTGAACTTAAATCAAAAATAAAAGGTATGGTCTATATGTTATCTGATGTGACTAGTACCTTTAGTAAAGGCAAGTTCGAGCAAACGCTGAAAGGTATCATACCTGAATTTGCACAAGCAGGAGCAAAGGCCCCAACTACACCGCCAGCAGCAGCTAACGCTAGAACCGATGCAGCTACCCCAGCCGCTACAGCACCAGATCAATCTTCCGCTGAAGACGCTAGGTTATCTAGAGCTACAGTTCCTAGCTCAGAGACAACAACGACAGCAGCGACCACTGCCGAAGCAACAGCACCGACAACTACATCCGGCACTAGTGCATCATCTGGTAACCAAGCAGTAGCCGACGATGACGCTGGTACATAATACTAAATTTAATAAGAGAATACAATGAGTGAAGACATCCAAAAAGTACGTGGTACGATAAGCAACTACAAAGATGACCGCGGTGGAGCGAACACTATTCCCAGCGCAGTGTTGGGTATTGTTAAAGATAACATTGATCCAAATCGTTCAGGTAGGATTAGAGTTTATCTAAAGAGATTAGATGCCGGTAATGAAAACGATCCCAATGGATGGAAGTATGTAAGTTATTTGAGTCCATTCTTTGGATCGACCCCTAACACTGCTAGTTCTAAAGCTGAAGGTGATTATATTGGTAATCCGCAGAGTTATGGTTTCTGGGCGACCCCACCTGATATCGGTACTGAAGTAGTTTGCCTTTTCTTGAACGGGGTAGCAGACGCCGGGTACTATATTGGATGTATCCCTGGCCAAGGCATGACACACATGGTACCTGCTATTGGGTCGAGCGATAGCATCATTGCAAACAACTCCGGTGAAGCAGATAGTTATGGCGGCGCAACTAGATTACCTGTAGGCGAGATTAATAATGCCAACCAGAAGCAAGATAATAATTCTATCCTGACTTCACAACCAAGACCCATTCATAGTTATCAAGCTGCGATACTAAACAAGCAAGGTCTTATTCGTGATCCTGATAGAGGCACGATTGGTAGTACTAGTGTACGTGAAAGCCCTAGTCGTGTGTTTGGTATCAGCACCCCGGGCAGACCTATCTATGAAGGTGGATATGATGACACTACTATTGCCGATGCGGTCAAAGATGATAAAATCCCTGATAAGAACTTTAAAGTAGTTAGTCGTAGAGGTGGTCATAGTGTTGTGTTAGATGACGGTGATCTACAAGGAAAAGATCAATTAGTCAGACTTAGGACTGCCGGCGGACATATGATAATGATGAATGACAGTATTCAATCACTGTTCATCGTTCACGCTAATGGACAAAGTTATATTGAGTTAGGACGTGAGGGTACTATTGATATGTACGCTACAAACAGTGTCAACATTCGCACTCAGGGCGACTTGAACTTACACGCAGACAATGACGTGAATATTCACGCCGCTAAGAATTTCAACGTTAATGCTGAAAATATAAAAATGGAAAGTAGTAAAGAAACTACTAGCTTTGTTGGGACTAATTATAAGCAGCAAGTTAAAGCTGACCTTACTGTCAAAGTAGATAGCAAGATGAGTTTTACTAGCAACGGTGATAGTAGTTTTAAAAGTGCAGCAATCAACTATATCAATGGTAGCAAAGTTAATTTGAATACAGGTTCAAGTGGGTTAGTACCATCAGATGTTAAACAACAACCGTTAGTAGCACATACTGACACGTTGTACGATAGTAAGAAAGGCTACGCGGCAGCGCCAGGTAAGTTGCCTAGTATTGTTAGTCGAGCACCCGCACATAGTCCATGGGCTGCTGCCGGGCAAGGTGTAAATGTTAAGACTGACATAAGTGCAGATTCAAATCTGCCAGCAGCACCATCGTCTTCCTTGTCTGCGGTTAATAATAGCACCCCTGCTGTGCCACCAGCTGGAGTATCACCGGCAATATCAGCAACAGTACCTAACGTTGCAGCAGTATCAAAACAGATTGACAAAGCTACGACTAGCGCAATGGTTTCTCAAATGGCAGTCAACGCTGCGACAGGAGCAGCAAAAGATGCAGTGGCATCAGCGGCCGGCGTAGTAAACATTGCTGGAGAAAAGATAGCTAGCGTTGGTATGTTTGGATTGAATCCTACTCAGCTAGTGGCAGCAGGAACATTAAAGCCAGGGTCAGATACCATCATTAATGCGGGCATTGCAGCAGGAAAATCATTAGAAGCAGCAATGCCAACTAACTTGTTTACTGGATTGAACGGAGTCAAGAGTGCTACACAATTCATTAGCAATCCATCAGCGCAAGCAGCAAGTGCAGTTTCATTGTTGCAAAAAGGTGAAGCCGCACTAAAGTCTACTGGTATTATTACTGGGCTAGAAAGTCCTACTCAAACTGCCGGCCTTGTATTGAGTTCGGCTACTGCTGGTATAGATAAAACTATGGATTTTGTGAAATCAGCCGGAGTACCAGGTGGTGCCGCAGCTAGTGCCGCACTAGGTGGAGCAACTGCGGCGCTAGGTGGATTAAAATTACCAGGTAACTTGTCTGCAATGTCAGGCTCAGTTAAAGACATAATCTCAGGTGGCAATTTTGCAGCTAATATGGCTGACAAAGTTACTGGTCCACTTAGTGGATTGCCAGTAGCAGACCAACTTAAGGGAGCAGCATCAGCGGCGTTTAGTAAAGTAACTGAATCATTCAAATCACTAGCTAAAGTGGGATCGCCTATTAATTTGACCGCGGTCAAAGCAAAGAATGATGAGGCGCAAGCAGCAGCAGAGACTAAAGGAGATGCTCCTTCCCCCTCACAAATTGCAGCCAACGCTTCATTGAATGCTAAACTAACTTCTGCGTTGGGATTTGGAGCCGGAGGAACATCGGCGTCTATTCTAGGTGGAATGGGAGACAAGATCAAATCCGCTACATCAGGCATCACTGACCCTAGTAAGTTAGTATCATCTACTATGACTGCGTTAGGAGCAGCTACAAAGAGTTTTGGAGTAGATACTAGCGGATTAAGTAATCTTCCAGGTGGCGCATCAGCTATATCAAATGTAGTAAACTTGGGCCCTGTAGCTAAAGCTATTGGCGGGGATTTATCCTCTGCATTGTCAGCCGGTAGTTCTTTAGCAGCGGGTGCAAATAAATTAGTATCAGGGGCAATTGATGTTCCTGGGTTACCTAGCATCCCCGGATTACCCAATGTACCGGGTAGTGGCGAACTAGCGGGGGCGATTGGTAAAGTAACTGGATCATTGGGAGGCTCGATGGGCGGCGTTACTGATGCATTGGCTGGATTGAAATCTAAATTGGGTGGAGCTTCAGGCCTACAAGCCTTAGCAGGCACCGGCCTCGGCGCAAAAAGCATGGCGTTACTCAGTAGTTCTATTAATTCAATTGGTACAGGTGGTCCAGTAGAAGTTAAACTACCGACAGTCGCAAAAGACAGTTTTGACTTTGGTCCAATGATGGCACAAGCTAAATCACTGTTAGGCAATCCAAAGATTCCTGCACTGCCGTTCGGTACTATACCAGCTGGATCATTTAAAACGCCTACTTCAGCACAAGTCGTAGAGTATGATAAGTTAAAGGCAGAGTTGGCGGTACAAGAAGACTTGCAATGGGACCTAAGAAAGACATACTTAGACTTGAAGGGTAAAAAAGGTCCAGATGATTCGTCAACTACTACTGCATATGCTTCTTGGCAAGATAATGTCAAAAAGATAGAAACAATACGTCAAGACATGTCCAAAGTTGTGACATAAATACAGTATAGGAACTTATAATGGCATCATATATTGGATTTAGTACTAAAAATGTAAACAAAGTTAGAGACTTTGTTGGTACCGGCACTGAAGGCGGGTCTACTCTGCTAGCTAAACCATTCCAACCGGGTAAGAAATTTAAACTCACTGATGAAGAACTGGTAATCACAGACCTCATCAATGCGTTAAATATACCTCAAGGTCAAAAACCAGGCAAACCTAGCTATGGAACTTCACTTTGGTCATTTATTTTTGAACCAAACACTGTAGATGTGCGACAAGCATTATCTAATGAAATCAAACGAGTAGTGCAATTAGATCCTAGACTTATTCTGAACACGTTAGAAGTTTTCAACCAAGAAAATGGCATCTTAATTCAACTTGAACTAGCAATTGCGCCGTTCAATGAGGCTTTGACCTTCAGTATTTTCTTCGACCCTACGACAAATTCTGCGTTCGGTAGTTAAAACCGTCACTTTTTCGTATGATAAATACTTAAAAGAGAATTAACTTATGGCTACAAGTTCAAGACAATCAAGTATATTTGGTGTAAACGATTGGAAAACAATCTATAAAACATACAAACAAGCTGACTTTCAGAGTTACGACTACGAAACCCTTCGTAAAACGTTCGTAGACTACCTACGCAAAAACTACCCTGAAACATTCAACGACTACGTAGAGTCTAGTGAATATGTTGCATTATTAGACGTGATGGCATTCATGGGACAAGCACTTAGCTTCCGTGATGACCTGAACACCCGTGAAAATTTCATTGATACTGCCGAGCGCAGAGATAGCGTTATCAAATTAGCTAACCTAGTTGGGTACAACCCAAAGCGCAACAATGCAGGTCAGGGCTATATGAAGTTGACCTCAATTCAAACAACTGAGCAAGTCAAAGATATTAATGGATTGAGTTTAAACAACTTAACTATCTTGTGGAATGATCCAGCTAATCCAAATTGGCAAGAACAGTTCAATAGCATCATCAATGCAGCATTGATTGACACTCAAAGAGTAGGACGTCCGGGAAACACTAAAACTATTTTGGATGTAAAGACCGACGAGTATAGCATAAGTATTCCAACTGGTGTTACTGCAACTGCTCCCTTTAATGCGACAGTCGACGGTGTTACTATGGATTTCGAGTGCGTTAGTGTGACTAGCGTAAATTCTGACAGTTTGTATGAATTGCCACCGGGACCTAACGGTAAATTCAACATAGTATATCGCAATGACAGATTAGGCTACGGTAGCCCTAATACAGGATTCTTCATGTACTTCAAACAAGGCTCATTGAGAACATATAATTTTAACTTGCTTGAACAAATTAGCAGTCAAGTAGTCGATATCAATATTCAAGGTATTAATAATACAGACACTTGGTTATACAGTACAGACACAACTGCGTCTACGCTAACCCGGTGGACTCAAGTAGACAGCATCTATGCCAACAATAGCTCGCAAGTAGCTAGCACTAACAAAAAAGTCTTCAGCGTAGCTTCTCGCTTCAATGATCAAGTAAGTTATGTGTTTGGTGACGGTGTATTTGGTGAGATTCCGATTGGTAACTTTACGTCATATGTTCGTGCAGGCAATGCACTAACCTATACAATCAATTCAGGTGAATTGCAAGGTACTACTGTTAGTATTAACTACATCAGCCGTGTTGGCCGTGTCGAAACACTTACTCTGACTATGGAACTAACTTTGCCTGTAGCAAATGCCCAAGCACGTGAGACATTGCAAAGTATCAAACAACGTGCCCCTCAACGTTTTTATAGCCAGAACAGAATGGTTAACGGAGAGGACTATAATAACTTCCCGTATACATTGTACGGATCAATCATTAAGAGTAAAGCACTTAATCGTAGCAGCGTTGGTGTAAGTCGCAATTTTGACTTACTAGACCCAAGCGCAAAGTATTCTAGCACAAACAACTTCAGTGATGATGGTGGACTTTATTTAGATACCAGTGACGGTTATACCACATTCTCTGCAAACACTACGAATGATGTTGTAGCTTTTCTAACTGAAACATTGAATAGCGAACTAAACAATCATCGTTCATTCCAACACTACACTCAGCACTATAAACGTTATCCAGTAAATCAATCTACTGGTGATGGTGTTGTTAAGTGGCACCAGTCTTCATTCAATTCACTTGAGTCAACTGGATACTTTTTACACAATGTAGACCCGGTGCCAATCGGAGTATACAGTACTGGCAATGTCAAATATCTTACCGAAGGCGCACTGATTCGCTTTACTGCACCTAGTGGATATTATTTTGATCAAGACAATAGATTGATTGAAGGATTACCCACCCCAGCAGATAGCACGTTCATTTGGACGAGTGTTGCTAGTGTTACCGGTGACGGTAGCAATAATGGTCAAGGTAATCTAGGTAATGGTTTCGGACCGGTAGTGTTGAATAATCCTATTCCAAACGGAGTTGTGTTAGCTGAAATTCTACCTTCGTTCACTAATTTGTTACCATCAGATGTTATTCAAGATTGTATCACGCAGATCACGTTGAATCAAAGTTTTAGTTTGGTTTACAACAATGCATTATTAGCAAACCAAACTCGCTGGGCAGTTGACGCATTCACTGCATCTAATTATTTTGTAAAATTTGATAGTCTTGGTAGTAACCGTTACATGGTTACTTACAAGTCTCTTGCATATTATTTTGGTAGCGTGGCCAATATTCGATTTACGTTCGACAAGAACAGTGTAATCTATGATCCATCAACTGGCAAACTATTGCAAGATTTTGTTAGTATATTAAAATTGAATAGTCAGCCGGACAGTAACTGGCCCTTCGCTAAAGACAATAAACTAAGTGTCGTTGGGCAGTTAGTTGAAAGTGATGGTTATGTTGATGACTATAGTGTAGAAGTGGCTAGTACTGATCCAAACATTGCTGGTGTAGTAAAAGATCCTGATTTCTTCTACGACCTAACTGGTTATGCAACTGGCGCCAAGAACACTACACATTTTGTTTTCTTTGAACAAATTACTGATGTTAACTTATTGACTAGATATCAAATGGCATCCAACAAGAATATCAATCACGCATACGCTACTAAGGCAGAAATCTCATTAGTGCGTTATGAATATGCTTCTGGACAAATCTATTATGCAACTACAGAAGATGCATTTTATCAAGCAGCGAATGATGCTACCACGAAAAATGTTATTAACTTGGTTCAAATCAGTAACTATGTTGCTAAGATTGGTCGTCAGGGGTTTGCGTTTCAATATAGACACAACTCAAGCAATACTACTCGTATTGATCCAGCAACAACTAACATTATTGATTTGTATGTAGTAACACAATCTTACTACACTCAATATCAAAATTGGATTAAAGATACGTCTAGCAAATTGACGGAACCTACAAGCCCAACTATCAATGAGTTAAATATAGCATACAGTGAAATTAATGATTATAAAATGTTAACTGACAGTGTGATTTTAAACAGCGCAAAATTCAAACCATTGTTTGGAAACAAAGCTGCACCTCAGTTACGTGCTACCATCAAGGTTATCAAATCAAGTGCAACAACTGCGAGTGATAGTGAAATTCGCAGTGCGGTGTTGAGTGAGATGAATACATATTTCAGTATTGATAACTGGAACTTTGGAGACACTTTCTACTTCACAGAACTTAGTGCATTCTTGCATTCTAAGATTGGTGATCTAGTAAATTCAGTCGTCTTAGTTCCAAATGATCCTTCGCTGTCGTTTGGTGACTTGTACGAAATTCGTAGTGCACCTTATGAGATTTTTGTCAATGCAGCACAAGCAAGCGATATCATGGTTATCAGTGCATTGACACCGGCCGAACTACAAACAAATTAATAGGTAATACAGAATGTCAAAAAGAGTTAGAACAATTGATTTTTTACCAGAAATCTTCAAGACAGATACCAACAACCAGTTTCTATCAGCTACGCTAGACCAGTTAGTGCAGCCTCCAAATTTCAGTAAAATTCAAGGCTACGTGGGTAGCAAGTTTGGTTACGGTGTTAACGCTACTGACGGATATGTTGCTGAACCAACTAAGACTAGAAAAGATTATCAATTAGAACCTGCAGTTGTCTTCAAAAAGAAAGATACACAAGTTGCAATCGATGCTATCACTTATCCTGAATTAATTGATGCATTGCATATTGAAGGCGCCGCAACTGATAATCATCATAAATTATTCACTAATGAGTTTTACTCTTGGGACAGCTTTGCAGACTTAGATAAACTTATCAATTACAGTCAGTACTACTGGTTGCCACAGGGCCCTGAGCCAGTGAACATCAGTGATTCTACTATGTATAAAAGTGGCGCGTTTACAATGCTATCTAACAATGTAGTATATGATATCACTAGTGACTTGTATAAGTTTGACGTAAGCAATCCTACATTGACTCTGGTCAGAGGTGGGTCATACACTTTTATCGTAAATCAGAATTCAGAATTCTATATTCAAACTCAGCCAGGTATCACTGGATATGAAAAGCTACGAACAAACATTAGTACCCGTGAAGTCTACGGAGTAGATGTTAATGGATTAGCTAATGGTACAGTGACATTTGATGTACCATTAGCTAACGCTCAAGATGAAAACAACTATCCAGGCAACAATCCAGTTGACCTAGTTGTATCTATGGCAATTGGAGATTTGCACGGTAAGAAAGTAAGTGATATTAATAACATCGACGGTGTTACTAGTTTAGATGGAAAACGTATTGTATTCTATGGAACTCAACCTGGCGTACAATCATACCTAGGCGATTTCTATGGAGAGTTTGGTTTTGATGTTGATGATCCTGCACGTGTAGTTCCTACTACCACTGAAGTAACACAGACTGCTGGATCAGTAACTGATTTCGATGAAGAAACATTTGACAGTGACCCGATGAACTACACTCGTCACGTAATCACTTGTCTGTCTACTAAAGATTTTTCAGTAAATAGTGTAGTGACATTCTCGGGCATTCCATTCGGCGGCCTGACTGAAGGTACTGTTTACTATATTGAATCTATTCTCAGTGACACTACTTTTACAGTGTCTACCTCTTTGTATGGAACAGCAGTAGAACTAACTGATGCTACTACCAACGAGAACGGTAAATTATTTTTAACAGTACATGATGGTGGATTCGAAGAAGGTAGCCTAACTACCGTCAATGACAACTTCTATACTATCAAATATATCGGTGATGAATTAGATCCTATCATCAGCGTGTACGAAGACGGCGTTATCCCTAACGATCAAACTATTCTTATTAACTACGGTACTAAGTATGTAACACGTCATTTTGTACGTAATGCATATGGTGAAATTTTACTAGTACCGTTGATCACTGCTAACCTAGATAAATTGTATTACCAAGCTGGTGCTAATCCTGATCAGTATGGAACTATTAAGTTGATTGACGCTACTAGTCTTTCAGGTATAGATATTAGCGAGATCATCGGTAAAAAAACATACACTAGTCCAAACGGTGTTCAATTTACTAATGGTCTAAAAGTAAAATTCAACGGCACAGTAGTCCCAACTCAATACACAACTGATCAATACTACGTAGAAGGTGTTGGTACATCTATTGCATTGCTACCAGTGAGCGAGCAATTAGTTCCTGAACCATTCGGTCAAGGATTCTTTGCCCCATTCGATCAGGTGTCGTATGATACGGATGCATACGGTAATGCACTACTAGTTCCAGCAGACAGCGATTACCTAACTATCAATCGTAACAGCAATAGCCAAAATGCGTGGAGCCGCAGTAATCGTTGGTTCCACATTGATGCACTGAATACGGTGCTGGCTAACAATGACAACAGTCCTATGGTCAAGGCCGCATTGGCTAGTACTACTGCTAGAGCAAAGCGTCCGATCATTGAGTACTATGCTAACCTCAAGCTATTCAATTCAGGCACTAACGGCAAAGCTCCAGTTGATTACTTAAACTTCACCGTGACCGATGCACTTAACCAAGTTGCCGGCAAGACTGCATTTTTTCCGGACGGCAGTGCAAATGAATTGTTCGATGGAGCTAGAATTATATTTGCCAATGATTCTAATATTGAAGTAAGAAACAAGATTTTTGTTTGCAACTTTAGTAAAGTCTCACCTGATCAAGTGCCAACTATCACGTTGAGCAGAGCATATGACGGGGATGTGGCATATAATGACCAGACTGTTATTGTTAAAGGAGATCAGTATCAAGGTAAGAGTTATTACTTTGACGGATCTACTTGGAGCGTAGCTCAATTAAAGAAGTACGTAAACCAATATCCTAAATTCGATGTGTTCGACAAGAATGGAATTAGTTTTGGAGACATAGAGTATTATCCTGGATCAGACTTCACTGGCTCTACGTTGTTTGAATATCAACCTAGTTCGGGAGTTAATGATCCTATATTAAACTTCCCAATCAAATATAGCTCTATCACTAACATCGGTGACATAAGTTTTGATGTTAGCTTGAATTCACAGACATTCAACTATGTGTATAATAGTCAATCTATTACTACTCCCATCAACACTGGGTATGTACATACGTATTCGACCAACACACTATATGACCGACACATTGGTTGGCAAACTGCGGTAGAACCTACCTTTCAATATCAAGTATTCAACCTAACTTATTTAGGTAGCGATATTGTATGTGACATTCCTGTAAAGGCTGTAGCCGACACTGAATGGCCTGTTATTACAGTGTATGTAGATAATCAACGAACTACTGATTATACCTATACAACTTCTGATTCTACTACGACAGTAACCTTAAACACTCCGCCTACAGTAGGAACTCCCATTGAGGTTCTATTGTTCAGTGATAGTGTGAGTAAAATTGCATACTATCAAATTCCGTCCAACTTTGATCACAACCCATTCAATGAACAAGTGACTACTGTTAACTTGGGTGACCTTCGCGGCCACTACAAGAGCATATGTAATAATATCAAAACACTAATTGGTAGTGCATTTGGTCCTAATAACTTTAGAGACTTGGGTAATATTGTTCCATACGGTACACGTATTGTACAGAGCAGTGCATCATTGGTCGCACCGGCTATATTCTTGAAATCATCAAACAATAATATTTTTAATGCATTGTCATTCAATGCAAAAGAGTATACAAAATACAAAGCAGTATTAATAGACACGGTTGATAGATCAGATTACAATCCGTTGCAATCTAACAGTGATATTTTAGATGATGCGCTAGATCAGATATCGGGAACTAAGTCTGATGCCAGCTCATTCTTCTGGAGTGACATGCTACCTTCGAAGGGTGCATCTACTACTAAGACTTATAATTTTAAGAGTGGTGTAGATTCATCAGTGTACCCACTGACGATGATTTATGACTACACTACTGCTAACTATAATGGCGTGTTAGTATATCTAACTAGAAAAATTGACGGTGTATCTAGAAACATCCAACTGGTTAAAGATATCGATTATACTGTTAGTGCGGTCGCAAAAAGTCTATCCATCAGTAAATATCTGATTCCAAATGATTCTATCACTGTTAAAGAATATGCACAGACATATGGTAGCTATGTTCCTAATACTCCTACTAAGATAGGTTTGTATCCTGCATATATGCCTGAGGTATTTCAGGATGCAAGTTTCATTACACCTACGTATTTCATTCGAGGTCACGATGGCTCTTACACTAAATTGTATGGTGATTATAATGGTGGTTTCTTAGAAGACTTTCGAGACAGAGCGTTGTTAGAATTTGAAACTCGTATATACAACAACTTAAAAGTTGTTGCTAAGATTCCATTGCAATATGATGATATCTTCCCTGGACAATTTAGAACTACTGATTACACCTTCGATGAATTGAATGCAGTTTATTCTTCTCAATTCTTGAATTGGGTTGGTACAAATCGTGTGGACTACAAGAGTCAGTATTATGATGCTACTAATGAGTTTACTTGGAACTATAGTAAGTCTATCAGTAAGCTAACTAATACTAAACTCCAACAAGGTAATTGGAGAGGTGTATTCTACTGGTTGTATGATACATCACATCCGGATACTCGCCCATGGGAAATCTTAGGAATAAACAATAAGCCGTCATGGTGGGATGCTAGATACGGTGCTGCACCATACACTAGTGATAACATATTACTATGGACTGATATTAGTAACGGTTCTATTTGGAATAACGGTGACAGCTATATCAATGCTAAACGGGTACGTCCTGGATTATTAGACGTGTTGCCAGTAGATTCTAACGGTAAGCTAGTAAGTCCATTCACTAATGTAGTTAATTCATATGATGTTAACACCTTCAATAATGAATGGACTATCGGGGATATGAGTCCAACAGAATACAGTTATCGCAAGAGTAGTATGTGGCCATTCGACTTGATGAGAATGTACGCATTAACCAAGCCAGCGCAATTCTTCTCGTTGGGCATTGACCTAGACATCTATCAATACAACTATGAATTTAATCAATATCTAGTTAATGACAGATTGCGTCAACCACCTTCAGACTTGTTAGTTTACGGTGCTAGTGCAGATACAGCCGCACATAGTTATTTGAATTGGATTGTTGATTATTTGAATCAATTTGGTATTGATGGTAGTCAGCAAGTAACTGATTACTTCAATAACACTGATGTTAGATTAACTTATAGAATGGCAGGATTCAGTGATAAAGACCTATTGAAATTCTTTGCAGAAAAAGGTTCACCTAATAGCAAGAACAATAGCTTATTGATTCCTGACGAGAGTTACAATATCATCTTGTATGAGAACCAACCATACAGTACTATTGTATATAGTTCTATCATCATTCAAAAGACTAAGTTCGGATTCAGAGTATATGGTAACAGCCAAGACAAGGCATATTTTGTAATTAGCGATGCAAATCTTAACGGAATATATTCTACAGTAACAATTAATGATTATTCAATTAGTGTACCTACAAAATTTAGAGATACTACTACATACATTTCATACGGTACTGAATTTGCCACAGTAGAATCACTTGCTCAATTTGTGAGCAGCTATGGTAATTACTTAGTAACACAGGGTGTTAAGTTTAACAACATCGAGAATGCATTAGAGTTAAACTGGAATCAAATGATTGCAGAACTACTTTACTGGTCTTTGTCTGGATGGGAAGATGGTAGTATCGTTAACTTAAACCCTAACGCTAATAGTATCACCATCACAACTGATATTGGTATCGTTCAACCATTGACATTGTATCAAGAAAATTACATTCTGAATCAGAATCTAATACCAATCCCATTGAATGATCTAGGTATTACCAGACTAGATACTACGTTTACTGCTACTGCATTGAATCAAGGCGACTCATTGAGTTTCATGCGATGCAAAGTTAGCGGTGTCGAGCACATTGTAGTGTTTGATAATACTACGGTATTCAATGACACTATGTTTAACTTAGTTACTGGCCTACGCCAGCAACGTATCTACGTTAAAGGTACAAAGACCGCAGAGTGGACTGGTCAAATGAACGCTGCTGGATTTATTATCAATCAAGATAATATACAAGAGTGGGTATCTAACCAGAAGTATAACAAAGGTTCAATTGTAAAATACAAGAATGAATACTGGATTGCAAACAGAGTTACTGTAGTACCTGTTAGTAAATTTAACACTGATGAGTGGAATAAAACTTCATATGATAGTATTCAAAAAGGATTATTACCTAACCCAAGTACTAGAGCATATGAATCTACGTTATATTATAATACTAATGCAGCCAATCTAAAAAATGAAGCGGACTTGTTAAGTTTCTCATTGATCGGATATCGCCCACGTAATTATCTAGCTGAAGCTAACTTAGATGATACTACTCAGGTAAATATTTACAAGAATATGATTTCTAGTAAAGGTACTCGTAATGCATTTGATGCATTAATCGGGGCAAACCTACAACAATCTAGTTTGACATATGACTTTTATGAAAACTGGGCTATCAAGACTAGTAACTACGGTGGAGTATTGAACAAGAACTTTATCGAATTCACTTTGGACGAAAGTCAGTTGCTAGGTAATCCAGCAACGGTTGGCATTGTACACGGTGAAACTGTCGATAATGTTCAGCAGTTAGTCCAACTGTATGATTTGAAAAACTATGGATATACTATAAACAATACTAATATATTGCCTACTATATCTTCAACCACTGATAGTAAGTTACCGTCTGCTGGTTATGTTAATCTTGACGATGTATTGTATACTGGATACTATGTTGATAATCTAGATAATGCTTCTATCAGTAACTTATATAAAAATGACTACGTATGGATTGCTGACAAGATAGGTGAATGGAAAGTATATACTCCTATCCCAACAGTAGCACGATTGACGAACGTTGTAAACAACTTAAACAATACCGCTACGTTTACCTTCACTTATCACCATGACTTAGCGGTTAATGATATAATTGGTATTATTGATTATGACTATCGTGTCAATGGATACTACACTGTAGTCTCTGTTAACAGTTTAACTTCTATTGTGGTCAGTTTAACTTTGGATTCTGGTGTAACTTCTATTAACAGTAATAAAAGTAACATCATGTTCAAGTTCTATAACCAACGTGTAACCAGCGCCAAAGATATTTCTACTCTAGAACTTCTAAACGCAGACTATGTGAAAAACAAAGTATGGGTTGATAAAAACCAAAACGGTGAATGGAGTGTATTACGCAAGACCAATAACTATGAGTATACTAACTTCATTAAGCCGGGCAATACTATTGAGTTTGGTAGTGCAGTAGCTTACACTGAAAAATTAGGTTACTTTGTTTCCGATCCAGCGAATAGCAAAGTGCATCGTTTCGTAGAAACGTCATCCGGTAATAGTCAGTACGCATTGGTGGATACTATTACTCATGGTCAAGGCTATGGAACTGCGATGGTCAAAAATGATGATATAATGATTATATCACAACCTGATCCGTTTGGCGACTTGAGCATTCTATATGTTTATAGAATGGTGAAGACTGACAGAATCACGTCATTAGTAGAGGAACAAATTCTAGCAGTGGCTGGATTTAGACTAGGAGATAGTTTAGCACTTTCCGGTGACGGAGAGTTATTCTATGCTAGTGTCATCGACCTTAATGCTATTATTGAATTCCAGCGCAGTGCTGATTACTCATACTATAATATAGGTGCAGTATTAAAATCAGCAGTGACACCCGGCTCAACATCATTTGAATTGTATGGTAACATCCCTAACTTGGTACCCGGACGTTATATCACGTTTACTAATTTTGGATATGATGACAAATATACAGTAGTAACTTCAAAGTACAATTCGTCAACTGATTCTACTACTGTGTATTTGAGTGAAGCAGTGTTGTACAGCGTGAGCACTGGCTCAGCGGTATACAGAGCGAGTGTTAGTTATTTCATCTTGGGTGCAATTTCTAGTGAAGGATTAGCTAACGGCAGTGATCTATTCAGTTCTAGTCTAGCTACTAACTATGACGGTAGCAAACTGTTCGTAGGCTCTCCTCAATCTGACTTTAGCCAACAGTTACTAGATTCCGGTTATGCATTCGTATACGACAGACTGATTGAAAATTGGGAAGTCATTACTGATAGTCCGGGTAATAGCTTTACGTTATTCTTCTTGCCTTGGCAACCTACCCCTACATCGGTCGTCTATATCAATGATGTAAAGCTACACCCATCATACTATGTATTGATTTCGAATCTATTAGTGATAGGTCCTATCTTACGTGCAGGCGATGTAGTTACTGTTAGTAGTGGTAACATGGTATTAGTACAAGAATTAGCAAGCTACGACTTGATTGAAGAAATTGATCCAGGTGCTAAGTTCGCATGGTCATTAGATTGCAATACCTCTGGTAGTGAACTATTGATTGGTAGTCCGTTCAACTTGAATCAAGAAGAAAAAGAAGGAGCAGTGTTCAGATACTCTAACGAAGGTAAACACTTTGGTAGAATTACTGGTATATTACAATGTCACCTATTAGAACCAGCTAGCATTTTGATTAACGGTTATCGCGTTGCGTTACCTGATCCTACTATGTCTGCCCCTGGTGATGCGTTCTACGTAGCAAACAAAATTAATCAAGCAGTTATTACCAACGTTTTTGCATATGCAACTGAAGACAATCGCTTAGTAATTCGCCTACGTGATGTAGACTTGAATCCAATCAACAACAAACTGAACTTGACTGTATTCAACGGTAATATCATGGCAGAGCTTGGTATTGCTATGTACTTGAAGACTCAAGTTATATACGATCCTCATGCAGAGACCCGAACTCAGTTTGGCTACAAGGTTAAATTCAATGAACAGAATAGTTTCATCGTAAGTGCCCCTGCTGCACCTCGTTATATGGGTACTCAGTTCGACTTCAGTAATGATGAGAACAACCACAACGATACTGTATTTGATAATAACTTTACGCAGTGGGAAGACAAGTACGGAGACGCTGGTACAGTGTATATGTATGACTACATTCCTTCATACAACGAAAGTTTGGTAACTGCTAGTAACTATGTATATTCGCAAACACTCCCTGATCAGGAGCTTGCATATGGTCGTCAACCATATTACGGTCAATCATTAGACTTTATTAAAAACAAAGTAATGATCGGTACACCAAACTTTAAGAATGGTTCTATAAACGGTCGAGTGACTGTATATGAAAATAATGTCGGTGCAGCTAACTGGGCAGTGTATAGAGAGTCTGCGCTTGTAACTGATATCACTAAGATTCAGAAAGTTCAAATCTACAATAACATCACTGATGTAACAGTGGAATCGCTTGATTACTTTGATCCTCAACAGGGTAAATTGTTAGGACCTATACGTGAAAATATAGACTTCATTACTTCTGTTGATCCAGCTGGATATAACAATACGAATGCTAAAGGCAACATGGCATGGGGCAAGAATCAAATCGGTAAGATTTGGTTTGACGTAACCACAACTAAGTTTATCAACTATCATCAAAATGATGTAGTGTATAACAGCAAGTACTGGGGTAATGTATTCCCGGGAAGTACTGTAACAGTATATAGTTGGATTGAAAGCGATGTAATGCCAGCGTTCTATATTGGTACAGGCCAACCATATAACTTTGGTAATTATAGTTTAGGATTCGAAACTGATGCAAGTGGAAACCTATCAACTCGTTATTACTACTGGGTACGCAATACTGACACGTTATTTGGCTTACAAGGTAAGACATTAACCGATACAGTCATTGCTCAGTATATCGCTAATCCACAAAGTTCTGGTATTGCATATTTTGCAGCACTGTCTCCTAGCGTATATTCATTGTATAACGTGCGTGATTTTATCTACAGCAAAAATACTAACTTGCATATTGGTTTCAGTACCAACGACATTGATATTCCTAATCACAGTGAGTATCAATTAATTCGCAATGGTTATGCTAATGATTTCTTACGTGGAGTACCAGATAATATTAACTATGTAGAGCCTGCAGGATTGTACAACAAGTTCTTGAATAGCTTTGCGGGTGTAGATGAGATAGGTCAAGTATTACCTAATCCTAATCTACCTAAACTATTACAAATTGGTATTGGTACTCGTCCTAATCAATCGTTGTTTATTAACCGATTCAGTGCGTTAGAGAATTATCTACAGTATGCAAATACTGTAATGAAAACTTATCCAATCAATGAACTGAGCACTATAACTTTCTTGAACACTTACGGTGATTCATTCGACACACGCAAATATTGGCAAAATATTTATTGGTGGGCTGATGGATATAGCAGTACAACTAAAACTGCATTTGAAGTTGCAACTTACTATGACTTACTAAAGGTTACTGCGAAAGAAGAACTAATAGTTGGTGTTAGTATGAACAGCCAAGGTAACCGTGAAGTGTACAAGTATATAACTAGTTCATGGGTTCGTATTGGTTTAGAAGATGGTACTATTGAATTCTTGCAAACTCTATGGGATTACGAGAACAATAGAATCGGATTCGGCGATGTATTCTTTGACACAGTTTCATTCGATGCATATCCTTCAATTGAAACCAAGTATATTGTTCGTGCGCTTAATGAGCAGATTTACGTTGGACCATTGACCATCTATAAGAACAAGAGTTTGATATTGATGTTCGAATATATTCAAAGTGAAAACGTAGAATCACAGAATTACTTACCATGGTTGAACAAAACTAGCTTGGCAGATGTTAGCTATAACATTCGTAGCTTGCTACCGTACCAAAAGTATCAAAGTGATAACACTAATTTACTTGAAGGTTACTTAAATGAAGTTAAACCATATCACGTAGTCCTTAAAGAATTCAGTTTCAAATACGATGGTATAGATACATTCGACGGTAACATTACTGACTTTGACTTACCTTCAAAATATAATTCTACACTAAAACGATTTGTATCACCGCAGTTGTCATATAGTTCATCATTATCCGGTGGAGAGTATAATAGTGCAGACGCAATTTGGTCTAGTGATGCTGAATATCAATCTTGGATCAGTAACTATGGTCTAAAATTAATTGCTAAGAAAAATCAAGTCGTAGCGAGATTAGTAAAGTACGTTAATACTATTAGCCAATCACTATATGTAGATAATGCTAGAGGATTGCCTGCTGCAGGTATCATCACGATTGGTGGAGAATTGATTGCCTATTCTAAAGTAGATAGAAACCGTGGTAAGTTGTCTGGATTAAGTCGCGGAATGAGTAACACTAAGGTTACTACTCATCTTCCTGATACTAGTGTTTATGCTGATTTACCGAGCGTTATCGTACTGGATACCGGACGTGGATATATTGACCCACCGATAGTTAAAGCATACATCGATACATCGAAGTATCCTGCACCAACACGTGAAGCAGTATTGAAAGCTGCAATGAGCGGCGATAAAGTAATTGAAGTCGAAGTAATTGATCCAGGAGAAGGTTATGCTGTTGCTCCGGAAATTATATTCCAAAGTGCATTTGAGACTGTGTTCAATGAGAGTGATATTAACTTCCAATCAAACTTATTGGTTCTAGATCCTACTGACATTGTAACTGGTGATTTGATTAAGATCATTGCCGGTGGTAATTCTGATGAAGCTATTATTTCTGGTTACTACTACGTTACCGTACTAGGATTTAACAGTGGTTCTAGTGGGGTTAATGACAAACCGGTAGTATCGTTGCATTACAATTACAGAGACAGTACGGTCGGAGAACATAAAGTGGTGTTCAAGAAGATCACTACTGCATTGTCATATACGTTGCAGATGGTACCTAGAGCGATTGCAGTTACAACTAGTCCGTTGATCCGATCTATCAATACTACTATGAGGTTAGATAGAACGAGCTATCAAACCATGATTGAAGAATGGAAATCAGGTACATACTGGCCTAGTCCATTCAACAGTTTAGGTAATGATGCTAGTACTGATACATCGTTGAGCTACGGCATACCGTTTACGTTCGAATACAATGACGGTAAGAACTTTCAAAACAGTGCTTATGGTGCTGGAGTGAAGTTTACTGTGTATAATCAAACAATGTTAGAAATGTATGCAGTGACTATCGAAGCGTCGGGCGCCGGATATACAGTGGGTGATACTATCACGGTAGAAGGTTACTATTTAGATGGAGTTACCGGTACAAACGATTGTACTATTACAGTAACCTCTATCATTGGTTCATATGCAACTGGCCCTATTAAAACAGTAACAGTATTGGGAACTCCGTACTCTCAAAGCGGCGCAGGCGCTCAAGGTGCATTGCTTCCAATCATGGCTACGGAAACAGTAGAAGACGCAGTAGTGGTTACTCTGAACTATAAACCAAGTACATTGAAACCAGGCCAGATCAAGGGTTTGAGAATGTATTTCTATCGTCATTTTGAACCATATGTATATGATGATACTGGTACATCATTTACTGGATCTATTTCTGGTACTACATTGACCGTGACTGCTATAGTAGGGTCTAGTACGACATTAAGTATAGGTGATCATGTATATGGTAGAGGAGTATACTTTAAAGGTGCCGGGACAACTATCACCGGCTTTGTGACCGGAACCGGTCGCTTAGGTACATACACTGTTACTCCTAGTCAAACTGTCGCCTCAACTGATATGAATACAGGCGGCGGTGCGGTGATTGAAGTGTATCGTCCTAGATTCAATCCAGTGTCAATCACTAATCAATACTTTATTAAGATTCTAAACTATGGTTGGAAGTATATTGATGATGATCAAATATTGTTATCTGGTGCATTACTAGGTGGAACCGCCGGAACGAATGACGCTAGCATTAACATTCGATATGCCGGAGATTTTGGACAGATTCAAATTGCGTCTATCACCGGTGTATCTAATGGTGGATTCAAACAATACTATGTCATGCCAGTGAGTGCAACGCAGATCAAATTGTTTGTTGATACTAAGTTGACTATTCCTGTATTGTCTGCGGATTATACTTTCACTAATACAGTGACTGACTTTGCATTCATACCGGAACCATTGTCATCAGGCGGCGGATATAAGTACACCGTAACTGCTATTGTCTCTTATGACAATAGAGTATGGCGTTGCTTGATTAGTAACAGTGATGATTATTTTGACTTTGCTAAGTGGGAAGTAATTCCTAGTGATAGCAGATTACTAAACGCACTAGATAGAACTATGGGTTACTATAAACCTACAGTAGATATGCCGGCCAAAGATGTACGTCAATTGTTTACTGGTACTACATTCCCTAATGCAGTTTACTATGGTAACAGCTTTGCTCCCGGAGATGAATTACCTCTAGATGTTGTATTGAAGGATCAAATCTTCTATCCTAGAGACACTGATATTAAAGCAATTATATTTGATGGTACTTCATACGTAGCTGTAGGAGAAACTGCCACTCACTCTGTTGCATTAATCAGTGATGACGGAACTAACTGGCGCGTCATTAAATTATCAGATCAAAACTTGGGAGTTACTGACATTGTATACTCTGGAATTTACTATGTAATTTCAACTACGACAATTGCGACACCGGTATTATTAAGTGATGATAAAGTTAATTGGTCAACATTAGGTTCAAACGTAGCATATGACTTTACGCCGTATGGTTATACTGGATTCGACTCACTCGCATTAACCGTGCCTAGTGAAGAAATGTATTCATTGACATATGCGAACGATAAGTTTTTTGCTATTGGTAAAGACATTGTTTCAAGTGACGACGGTATTACTTGGAACATAGTGTTCAGTTTTGGTAGCGAATTAGACAACCAAATTAAAAACTTGCGCTATGTAAATTCTACCAACTTTGTTGGTTATATTGCTGTAGGTGGTGGCTATCAAGTCGTAGAAGGCGCCGGCACATCTTCTCCGGTGGTAGAATATAGAGCAAGAATCATCACTGAAGTCGATTCAGTTTGGAATACTTTCAATCCATCATTCACTGGTAATCAAATGAACACTGTTATCGCATCTAGTGATATCATTGTAGTCGCTGGCGCAAACGGAGAAATTTGGAATAGCATTAATACTCGTAACTGGATCATGTCAAGTGTCTCCGGTGGAACAGTAACCGCTACATTACGTGACAGTTCATACGGTAACAATATATTTGTTATCGTCGGTGATGCTGGAACAATTCTAAAATCAGTTGATGGCATTTCATGGGGAGTAATTGCAAGCCCGATCTCATTCGACTTGACGGGTATTACTTTTGATGGTACGTACTTCTATGCGGTTGGTAATAACGGTGTTATTATTCGTAGTACGAACGGAAGTGCTTGGCAAGATATTTCCTTCATCACAACTGATAAAGCATTATATGATATCAAGGGTAGCGAGTACTTGTCAGGGTATGGTCCTGAAGAACTAGTGCCAGGCATCATCAGTGACACGTTATCAATGAAGGTTACGACTCGTCCTGGATCATATTGGGATAACGATACGTTCACTCAATCATTCTTGTATGGAAATACTGGATTCAATATTGTTTCTGAAATAGTTACACCAACTGGAACTACTGCTAGCTTTGATAATTTAGTAGAAAATCCTGCACAACTTTCAGTGTTCATTGTGGACAGTATTACTAAGTTAGGTAATCGTATCTATGAAAATTACGGGTATGCTCTTAACTGGATCACTAAGACGATTACATTGTCTACTGCTCTAGTTGCTGGTAAGTCATTATTAGTTGAAGTATACGAAGTTGGTAATGGTCGTCAGTTAGTAAGAAGCAATTCTCAACTAATGCCGGTGACCATTGATACTACTACCGGGCACTCACAAATAATATTGAATGAAAAAGCACAGAACTTAAGTGCTTCAATCATATATCGCAACGGAACAAAATTGGTAAACAACACTGATTATCAAATTGTTACGGTAGCTAACTACATGAAAGTTCTGTTTAGTACTACATATGACTTATCAGTAGACTATCTATCATTTGCAATTTTAGGTACTGCATTGTCTGAATACAACGCAAATGAATATAGTTATAGCATTCCAGAGACACAGGTGTTTGTATATACTAGCAGTAATGTGTTCACCTTAACTAATTCGTTAGGTGGCAATAACAATGTTAATGCTATTGTAGAATTGAATGGTCTACGTCTATTGAGTTCTCAGTATTCTATTAATACTTCTGCCAAGACGTTGACTGTTACTGCGGCATTGGTTGCAACTAATATAGTTGCAACTAATATAGTTGCTATCACTACGTTTAATGATACACAGCGCCAGTACTTAACTACTGATTCATCAACTAATATGGAGGTAACTGCAATCAATACAATTGACACTACTCAAGCAGGCGCGGTTCTAGTACTGACTACTAATCTTGGGTTAGTTGATGCAGATACCGTGCAAGTTAATGGTATTATTGGGGCTGATCAACTGAACGGTCGTGCATATTATGTACAAGTTGGATCCCCTTATGTGATAGACGCAATTACATACTACCAATATGTTCTGTTCAATGATGCTGCATTAACTGATCCTATCTTGAGTAATAACGTCAACATGTACATCAGCGGTGGATTTGTTTGTAAGACAAGCTCATTGATTGCGCTAACTCCAACTATCATTACTATTGCACTGGATAACTCAAGTTACACATTTACACCAACAGATTCTAATAGAATTTGGGTGACTGTTAATGGAAAAAGACTTGACTCACATCAAGTTAGTATCGTAGATGATAATGGTACATCACGTCTAAACGTGCTAGCACCAGTAGCTACTGGGGATATAGTTATTGCAACTTCTATGGTTTCCGGCGGTACTCCAAACGCAACAGCTTACGGTATAACCATCAGCAAGCAAGGTTTTGGAACTATCAGCAACATGAGTGTTAAAAATAGAACTTGGTTAACTGAAGCACTGTATATGTCACAAGATATAATACATTTCAATGATGTATCAAAAATAGTAGATTCTACTACCAAGATGCTGAACTTACACGGTGAGCGAATCAGATTTACTACTGTGGATTATGTAGCAAATACGGTGTCAGGATTGACACGCGGGGTAGAAGGTACTGGTATTATATCTGTCCACTTGGCCTACAGCTATGTATATGGAATATCTGCTGCGAAGACGCTAGATTCTTCATATTTCTTCAAGAGTTGGAATACTAAGAACTATACTAGCAGAGGTGATCCTATCCAGTTGAGTAATTCGTATCCTGTAGAATTCTTAGAATTAGGTATAAATTAAAAGATAAATAAATTATGAACGATAAACCCATTGATGTAGACGAAAACACTATAGACACTACCCCTGGTCCGACTCCAGACGAGCAGGGAGGGTTTATTTTTAGCTCAGTTCTGAAAATAACTGATCCTAATACAAAAGAGATTATATTACACATGCGAGGCGACGATTAATGTCAAAAGTAACGATTCCAATTCAAATTGAGGGTTTTCTGAAAGTATACGACCCTAATAGCGGGGAAGTGTTCTATGATGGACATAACGCCATCCACTATGAAAACATCAGTGTAGCTATTGCAGATACATTGAGCAGTCGAGGATACGGAAGTATCATCAAAATGGCTTTTGGTAACGGCGGCGCAAGCGTTGACGAAACCGGAGTTATCACATATTTACCTACTAATACTATCGGTCAAAATGCTAGCTTGTATAACCAAACTTATACAAAGATTGTTGACGATACCAGCGTTTTAAACACTGATCCTACCCGCAATAAAATGCTAGTAAGTCACACTACTGGCAAGGTTTATACTGATATTGTTATCGAGGCATTACTAGATTACGGCGAGCCTCCAGGCCAGTTAGCGTTCGACAATGGAACTCAGCTAGAATCCGCATTTGTTTTTGACGAAATTGGATTATTAGCAGACTATGGAAGTGATGAGGCAGGCAATGAACTGACCAAATTACTAACTCATGTCATTTTTCACCCGGTTCAAAAGAGTTTGAACAGACAAATCCAGATAGATTATACCGTTAGAATACAAAGTCTAACCAACTTAATCACAGTTTAAGATAAATATTACATAAAGCGGAGCAACATAGAATGGCTTATACAATTATTAGAAGTAATGGAACGACACTGACTACAATTCAGGATGGAACCATTAACACCACTAGCACTTCACTAGGATTACCTGGTAGAAATTACGCAGGGTACGGACAAACTTTAAACACTAACTTTGTCAGATTGACAGAGAATTTTGCGTATGATACTCCACCAGCAAACCCCTTAAAAGGTCAGTTGTGGTATAACACTACCGCAGGGACATTAAACGTCTGCCCCACAGACGGCCTTACTACTATTTCAAGCTGGCTAACACTAGCTAGCACGAATTCAGGTGGTAATACTACTCTAGGAAACGTAGTCGTTACTGGTAACGTATCTGCAACTAATTTTATTGCATCTGACGCAATTGTCGGAGACACTATTACAGTTCGTTTAGCGACAGTATCAGATACACTATCCGCTGCGATAGCAACTATCACTAGCGCATCTATTCCAAGTTTAAACACTCAAACAATCACTACCGGTAGTCAAACTACTTCAGGTGCATTGACTGGTAGTTGGACTGTATTGGGTAATAATGCTACTGGTGGTAATTCATTCAGTGTTACAGCAGGTAACATTGCATTCCCTTCAGCTAGCACACACGGTATTAAGTGTGACAAGTATATGTACGCAAACGGTGCAAACTTTAACCCATCAGGTACATTCAATAGCTCAAATGTAAGTGACTATTTGACTGGAGCAAATAGCGTAGCTCAGTTTACTGGTAACATTGCCCCTGCTGGTATCACTACTAGTAGCATTTCAGGCGGCGGCGCAATCAATGGTATCTGGACATTAGGTGTCGGTGCTCGTTTGCAAGCAACTTATGCTGACTTGGCCGAACGCTTCGCAGCCGATGCCGAATACGAGCCGGGAACAGTAGTTGAACTAGGTGGTGAAAAAGAAGTCACTGCGGTAGTAGCTGATCTATCTGACACAGTATTTGGTGTAGTAAGTAACACTGCTGCTCTTATGATGAACAGTGTTGCAGGGGATGACAAAACTCATCCACCAATCGCTATGAGTGGGCGTGTTAATGTTAAAGTAACTGGCCCAGTTAAAAAAGGTGAACGACTTGTAAGCGCAGGCAATGGAATGGCACGTGCTGCACAGCCCGGCGAAATTACTGCTTTCAATACAATCGGACGAGCACTTGCAAACAAACTAGATGATGGTGTAGGCAAAGTAGAAGCTGTCGTAACTATTATCTAAGGATTCGTAATGGCATATTCAAAATATGGTAAAATAGAAGCCAAAGACTTCAATGATGATATTAAAGGTAGTACAACTAGTACTGCATCAACTAATATCAATTCAGTGTGGTCTGTTGGCAATAGTAAGGGTGGGTACGGTCAAACGGCAGTACCGAGTATCACTGTTACTGGAAAAGTTACTGCTACTGAATGGGCTGCTATAATTTCTACAGTTGCTAACACTGCAAGTCATCAGGGCACCCCTATCACTGCTATCACTGCACCTACGACAGGTAGTCCTGTAGTATATTATGCTGCGTTACCGGTTAACATTACTAACGTGTATGCTGGTAAAAATAATGCAGCGGCACAAGGTTCTTCGATAACAGGTACTGTTACCAATGCTACCACTTGGTACAATGCTATAACATTTACGCAAACTGTTACTTTTGCGTCGGGGGATGCGGCACGATATTTCTTTAATGCCGGCGGTCAGATTGCGCTAACCTTTGCTCATCCTACTGGAAGCGGCATTAATGGATTATTCAACGCATTGGGTACTTCATGTGGTACTATAGTTGTTAGTAGTCCTAATACAGGCACTGCTACGATTGCTGCTACTAATTATAATGGTATAACCAAAGTCGGCGGAGCTGGAACAGTAACTACTTTATTACCAAACGTTGGCTACTGGGGTCTAACTACTACTAACCAAGAAGTGTTCAAGCAGTTTGGCGGCTCATTTACTAATCCTATCCCAGGTGGCGGCACATACAGTCAGAACTTTTTGTCAGTAAACGTTAAAACAAATGGCGCTCAAGGAAGTAACGGTGATAATGGATCAATTATTACAATCACTACTACTTGGGATGAAGTACCTAATGGATTGGTAGCATCTGCTGGTACTGCGGTAACAGCAACCGTCAAGCCACCGTCAACTACTTACATCACAAACACTTGGGGAACTCCGGCAATTGCTGGATCAGTCACTGGCCAGTAAAATAAAGCATGTGTTAGTATCCATCTAAATACTCGTAGGAGTGTTCATGGATACTAAACAACTTATCACCGAAGCAAAAGCTCGCTTCAATCACAACTCAGCAAAAGCATATCTAAAAGACAAATACGAAAGTAAGTTGTCCGTCGCCGATCAGGGTGGTTTATGGGTAGCTACAGTAGAACTAATCTCGTTCTTAACCATCAGCACCATGGATCATGTAGTCTTGTTAGATACATATTCTAATCCTGTCAAAGTAAATAGGGCAGCGTTACTCACCAAACTAGACAAAACTTATACCTATGTTATGGATCAATGGCATACTGAATGGGCAGCACTAGAGAAGAAGCGATGAGCAAAGGTGTATTATTATTCGCATTTAACAATGACAAAGTAGATTATTATGCAATGGCAATTGCTACTGCTAAACGTGCGAATCAGTTTTTAAATTTACCGGTAACTGTTATAACCGATGCGTCTACTGACATGTCAAAGTATGATTACGAGTTTGACAATGTTGTCATAGTTGAAGCTGACAGAACTAATCTCAATGCACAGAATGAAGTATGGATAAACAAAGGTAGATACCAAGCGTACAATCTAAGTCCATATGACGAAACATTACTACTAGATACAGATTATCTAATCAACAGCAATACATTGTTGAAACCATTCGAATTATACGATGACTTCATGTGTCACAATCGGACTAGCTTTCTAATGATTCCAAATCACTATCAAGAGATGATAAGTGATCAGTCTTACCCTACGTTATGGGCTACCGTGATCTATTTTAAAAAGACTGCAAAGACTAAGCAGATTTTTGAATGCATGGAAATGATTCAAAAGAACTATCGTCATTACACAACATTGTACCACATGACCGTGGGCAACTTTAGAAATGACTTTGCACTAACCATTGCACTACGAATCGTGTGTGGACAGACTGACGATAGTAGTCATTACATCCCGTGGAACTTAGTACACGTTGGAAAGAACACCCATGTGTACCGAGACTCAGATACAATGTATACTGTCATATATGATAACTGGCAACGAGGTAAGATAAAAAAAGAGTATAGCATTGTAACTGATACTGACTTTCACCTGTTGAACAAAGAAAACTTTATGGAGTTGATATGAGAGGGTTCGTGATAATGGCTCAGAATACTGAGACAACTGATTACGTAAAGTGCGCAGAAGCATTATCTAAAAGTATCAAGCAAGCGATGCCTGACGCCAATGTGACTATCATTACTGAGTTACCATTAAAACTTGACGGCTTTGCTAACGATTGGCAGGTATACAATGCTAGCCCCTACGAGTATACAATCAAACTAGAAGCTGATATGTTTATCCCTACTGACATAAGCTACTGGTGGGATGTGTTGCAGGATAGAGACTTGGTGTTGTGTACGACTATACGAAACTTCAAAGGAGAAGTATCAGACGTGATGGCTTATCGTCAATTCATCACTGACAATGAATTGCCCAACATCTACAATGCTATCACTTACTTTAAGAAATCAAGTATTGCTCAACAATTCTTTAACTTAGTCAATGACATCTTCACAAACTGGGAAGACTACAAGAAAATCTTAAAGTGCGATATTAATGAACCAGCGTCTACTGATTGGGTATACGCCATTGCTTCACACTTGATGGGCGTAGAACAGACAACGCTCCCCACGTTCACTCAAATGAGCATGGTGCATATGAAGCAACACATTAATGGATTGATAACAGAAGATTGGACTAAAGAACTAGTAACTGAGTTCCATGCTGACGTGCTGAAAGTCAACACAATCGTACAAAGATACCCCTTTCATTATTATGTCAAAGAATTTGTTGAGGTAATAGTATGACCGATGACACATCACAACTCTTTTGGGAAGTTAAAGCACCCGAATCAGTAGAGTTTAGGTTGTATTATGATGACAAAGGTAGTATAATAACTTATACCTGTGAGAAGCTACCGGGTAACTATCTTGTAATTGATGCCCAAGTGTTTGCTGAATGCAGACCTGATCTTACTGTAGTGAACGGCATGCTAGTCAAACTTGTACCTGAAGTGTTTCTTTCATTACTAGCTAAGTCTGATTCAGGAACTAAGTGTGCAAGCGATGATGTTTCGATAATAGTATCGGATGACTACGAAGGTAATATCACACATTGGGACCTAAAAAGATATGAGTACAAATATAGTTGATGTAGCAGATTTAGATTGCATCTACCTAAGCTATGATGAACCGCAGAAGGAAGAATTCTGGGTTAAGATTAAGAACATGGTGCCTTGGGCACAACGAGTAGATGGTGTCAAGGGTAGTGATGCAGCACACAAAGCCGCTGCAGAGGCAAGCGACACTGAACGATTTATCTTAATCGACGGGGACAACATGCCCAATGAGTCTTTCTTCAATATGCAGTTAGACTTCACTGACAAAGACAAGAACTATGAACTAGCGCAGTATCGTTGGAAAGCTATCAACAGCGTTAACGGATTACGTTATGGCAACGGTGGCATGAGTTCATGGACAAAATCTTATGTAATGAACATGAAGACCCATGAAGCTAGCGACGGCAATGACAACAACACAGTAGACTTTTGTTTAGACAGTAGCGACAACTTGTATTGGTCAATGCATGATTGCTACTCTACTACCTATCCCAACATGACAAGTTTTCAAGCATGGCGTGCAGGGTTTCGTGAAGGTGTCAAGATGTGTCTAGTCAACGGAGCAAAGCCTTCAGTTGAACAGTTTAAAGATAGTGTTGCGAATAGGAACATGAACAACTTGACGATCTGGCACAACGTGGGCATGGATGCAGAGAATGGTGACTGGGCAATGTATGGTGCTAGACTAGGAACATACATGACTATGCTTACTGATTGGAATCCACAAGAAGTTCAATGGTTTGACAACTTTGCAAAACTATGGGACGAATACAAAGATAGAGATCCAAGATTCTCTAGTGAATTCTTTGGTGGAGCATTGGGTGACAAATTAGGATTGCCTATCTGTACACTAAATGCAGAACAAAGTAAATTCTTTAAACGTCACTATAACACTGACAAACACAACATGGGTCCTCTCGTTAGAGAGATGGACGTAATTAGAAACATAGAGGGCTGGTAATGTCAGACTTAGACGGTAATTATAAAAAGCATCTTTTAGATGTTAAACAAAAAGTTGATGCAGTCAGTGATAGCTTCTGTGCAGCTAAATGGAAGCAAGTAACGATTCACTTGCAGAATGGTCATACTCATAGTTGCCATCACCCAAAGACTCACGTAGTCCCGTTGGATGAGATTGCAATTAATCCGTCAGCATTGCACAACACTAACTTTAAAAAAGAACAACGCAAGATGATGCTTGAAGGTAGTCGTCCAAGTGAATGTGACTACTGCTGGAGAGTAGAAGATAGCAACAAGGACAACGATGTATTCAGTGACAGATACACTAAGAGCGCAGACCCTTGGGCAGCACCCTTCATTGAAGAAATTGCTAGCAAGAAATGGGATGACAACGTTGATCCTAGTTATGTAGAGGTAGCATTTAGTAGCACGTGTAATTTCAAGTGCAGCTATTGCAGCCCTGACGTTAGCAGCAAGTGGATGGAAGAAATTGAACGCTATGGAGCATATCCTACGAGCACTAACTTCAATAACTTAGACAACATTAGTCAAGCTAAGAAGATTCCTATCAGAAACAAAGACTACAACCCGTATGTTGAATCATTCTGGAAGTGGTGGCCACAACTGTATACTAGTCTAAAGACATTTAGAATCACAGGTGGAGAGCCATTACTAGCTAAAGATACGTTTCAAGTGCTTGACTATATCATTGAGCATCCTAACCCAGAACTTGAACTGAATATCAACAGTAACTTGTGCGTACCTGACGAGTTATTAAAGAAGTTTGTAGAGAAGATGAAACGTATTCAGGGTGAAGGACTTATCAAAGAGTTTAAGCTATATACCTCTGCTGAGGCACATGGTAAAAAAGCCGAGTACATCCGTAACGGACTAGACTACAACAAATGGTTAGACAACTGCAACTATGTATTGCGTGATATTCCACAGAGTAAGTTAACTGTGATGGCTACTTACAATGCATTGAGTGTGACAAGTTTCACTCCATTCATGCAAGATATTCTAGACTTACGCAACACATACAACACAGGTGCTGACAGACGCAACCCGGTATCACTTGATACACCTTACTTGCGTTGGCCTTGGCATCAAAGTATGTTCATTCTTACTCCTGACTATCTTCCTCAGATTCAAGATCAGGTTACGTTTATGTATCGCAACAAAGAACACATGATGTGGCCACCTACATGTGGTTATGGATTCTACGAACACGAGATTAATAGAATGGAACGACTGTACTATGTCGCCAGGGATGAAAAGATCCCTGAGTTAGAACTGATTCGTAATCGCAAAGACTTTGTATCATTTGTAGATGAACATGACAAGCGCAGGGGTACAGACTTCTTAGGTACTTTCCCTGAGATGGAAGAATTTTATAGAATGGCTAAAGAATTAAAATGAGTAAAGAACTATTTCAGTGGCGTCAACGAGTATTAGACAGTGTTAGTCCCAGCTTCTGTGCTGCGAAGTGGCTCAACGCTACAATACATCTAGGTCACGGCTATACCCATAGCTGTCACTTGCCTATCCCTCATCCTATTAACGTAGAGGAATTGAAGGATAACCCATCGGCTATTCATAATACTGCTCATAAGAAAGAGCAACGCACTAAAATGCTAGCAGGTGAGCGTCCAAGCGAGTGTGAATACTGCTGGAAGATCGAAGATATAGGACGTGAGAACATCAGTGATAGAGTGTATAAGAGTAAGCCCTACAAAGAAGCTGATATCATTCGCATAGCCAAAGCTGACCCACAGGATAATGTCAACTTAAAGACACTAGAGATTAGTTTCGACCGCACGTGTAACTTTGGATGTAGTTATTGCAATGCAGGGTACAGTACAACATGGGCTAAGGACATTAAAGACAATGGAATCTATCAAGGCCTCAAGAGTGATGGTGCAGGTGCTTATCAAAATGATGGATCATGGACAGAACCCTACGGCAAGTTCAACGAAGGTAACCCCTATACTGAGGCATTCTTTAAATGGTGGCCTGAACTGAGTAAAGACTTAGAGGAACTACGAGTTACTGGTGGTGAGCCTACAATGAGCCATCATTTTTGGAAATTATGTGAGGAGATCAAGACGCAAGACTTGAAACACTTACGCTTTGCTACGAATAGTAACCTAGGTATGAAGCGTTCATTACTAGAAGACTTGGTTATGTTCACTAAGGAAGCGAATATCAAAGAGTTCGACCTCTATACTAGTAATGAAGCGTACGGTGAGCAAGCTGAATACATCCGTGACGGTATGGACTATCAAGTATGGCGTGATAATTTGATATATTTCATGGAGAATGCTAAGTTTCGTAGTGTAACTATTATGATGACCATTACTAGCGTATGCTTATTCAGTATTACTGACTTTTTAGATGATATGATATTGCTAAAGAAACAGTATGGACATAATAGACCAATGGTTGATTTAAATATCCTGCGCTGGCCTAGTTTCATGAGCCCTATAGCATTGCCGGATCATATTAAAGAATATTGCAGAACGAATCTATTAAATTGGTTCACTGTCAATAGAGTACATTTAACTGAGGGCGAGAATGCGCAGATTCAACGACTGATTGATTATATTGAAGTAGTTGAAACTCCACACCGCCGTGCTGTAACTGATAAATCATATTTACATAATGATTTAAAGAGTTTCTACCAACAATATGATTTACGTAGGAATAAAGATATCAATGTATTTCCTGATATCTTTACTGATTGGTTAAAAACTATTGAGATAGATAAAACAATTCCAATTAGACTGATCGGGAACGGAGCAATTACTAACTATGACAAGTAAAATTATATGCACGTCTGATAGTGATGTAGCCACTACGATATCTGCGTACAATACCCGAGGGGATAGATTTCACTTGGGTAGCGACTGGATTAAGTTTCGTATTAAAGATCCTATATCTATGCCGCTATCAACTGCATTGGATAAGAATATTGAAGGGTTCATATTCCATCAGATAGGAACTAGGCAAAGTCCTGATTGGTGGACTGGGTTCAAACCCGATAGTTATTTGCCTGGCAAGAATCATGCCACCGTAATTGACAAGTTACCCGAAGCCCTACGAGAAAAATTACGCAATCGCACAGCACTAGTTCATTTCGATCAATCTATGGAAGCTAATCCATTAATTGACAAATGGTTTAATTACTATGAGGCATTTCATAAAGCATTTATGGAACACGATCTACTAGCAGAACAGTTTGTAATTACAACCTGCAATTTAAGTGAGAGCCGGTTATATGATAAATGGTGCAGTGATAATAATATTACTTCTAAAATGATTATAGTTGAGGCTAACTTCTTTGCATCAGCTTGCGCTCAGGATCATTTCTTTTTACCAGGCCCGATCACTATACCCTTCATTAAGCATATAGAACATAAAAGAGATAATGAGGTGCAATTATTCAATTGCTTGAATAGAGTAGTTAGAGAGCACAGAGTTGCATTTGTAGCCATGCTTAATTACTATGGATTAGTAGACGATAACAAAGTGAGCCATGATTTCTATCCCAATCATTTTAAAAATGATATAGTTATCAATGAATTTGCCCCTCATCCTGCATTCGAGCATGCCAATGTTATTAAGACTAATCAGAAATTGCCATTGATCCTTGACACCATTCAGTTTCAGGTCAATAAAGCACAGAATCTATACGTAGATGTATATCTAAATACATGGGTTAGCGTCATCACTGAAACCTTCTATTATGAATACCCTGATCAGGCAATATTCTTTAGTGAGAAGATATATAAACCCATGAGAGCATTGCATCCTTTTATTATAGTAGGAGCAAAAGGTAGTCTCCGTGAATTGAAAGCACAGGGGTTTAAGACATTTAGTAATTGGTGGGACGAAAGCTACGATGACATAGAAGAACCTACTGCTAGATTAGAAGCTATTTGCAAACTCTTATTGCAGTTGAGCATTAAACCAAAGGCTGAGTGGGAACATCTCTATCCTCATATGGAATCGGTACTGCAACATAACTATCAGCATTTACTGAACACCGATTGGTTAAAAGATTTGAAACCTAAAATAATTGACAGGATACAACATGATTGATTTTACAAAATACAAAAGATTCTTTGCATTTGGATGCAGTATGACTCGCTATCAATGGCCTACTTGGGCTGATATGATAGGACAAGAGATCCCTACGTATATTAACTGTGCTCAAAGCGGCGCAGGAAATATCTTTATTAGCAATCAAATAGCTGAATCTAATATGCGGTATAAGTTTAACGAAGATGATCTAGTTATGGTTATGTGGAGTACTATCACTAGAGAGGATCGTTACGTAGAAAACCAATGGCATTGTCATGGGAATATCTATTATCAAAATTTCTATGACAAAGACTTTCTGATGAAGTATGTAGACAACCGTGGACAATTAATTAGAGACTTGGCATTGATTTCAATGTCAGACTGTTTACTACAAACTACTAAAGCAACATATCATATGTTGTCAATGCAACCATTAGAAGCAGTGATACGTGACACCACTAATAAATTAGAAGGCGAGTACCAAGATGTCCTTGATCTATACAAGCCTGTCATTGACTTGTTAAAGAATGATCTACTTACGATCGGGTGCGATAGTAAATGGGGGTCACTCCCAATCAGACATAATATTCCGGGCGGTCAAACTCACGACTATCATCCGGCACCTAAGGCGCATTTTAACTTTGTTAATAAAGTATTCCCGAACCTTACCTGGTCTCAGAAAACGATTGATTTTATGGAATTTCATGACGATGTGGTAATGAAGGCCAAGTCTCAGGATGACTTAGTTTATCAAGCGCCCTGGCCACCTAGACTGTAAATTAAATTCGGGGGAGAGTAATCCTTTTAAATACAGTAAGAGGAAATATTTATGAACATCGGATTTATTGGAATAGGAAAACTAGGCCTGGCCTGCGCAGAAGTTATGGCAAAGCAACATGTCGTAGACGGATATGATGTACAACCGGTGATCAGTGACAATGTGAATGTCGTTTTTAGTATAGAATTAGCAGTAAAAGACAAAGACATTGTATTCATTGCAGTACCTACCCCGCACAGTAAAGAGTATGATGGTTCTACACCTAGTGCCCACTTAGCTACAAAGGACTTTAACTATGACATTGTAAAAGAATGCTTAGTAGAAGCAAACAAGTATATGAACAAGAATCAATTGTTGGTTCTTATCTCTACCGTACTACCTGGCACTACTCGCAATCAATTTGTTAATTTGATTCCTAATACTCGCTTTATCTACAATCCATACTTAATTGCAATGGGCAGTGTAGCATGGGACTTTGTAAACCCCGAGATGGTTATGATCGGTACAGAAGATGGTAGTGAAACGGGTGATGCACAACTACTAATCAACTTCTATAAGACTATGATGCAGAACGAACCTCGCTATGTAGTAGGTACATGGGACGAGTGTGAATGTATCAAAGTGTTCTACAATACTTTCATCAGTGCTAAGATTGGATTGGTCAACATGATCCAAGACGTTGCAGTGAAGCAAGGTAATATCAACGTAGACGTAGTAACCAAAGCATTAGCAGACAGTACAATGCGTATCATGGGACCTAAGTACATGACAGCAGGCATGGGCGATGCAGGAGCTTGTCATCCACGTGATAACATTGCACTACGTTACATGGCAGAACAATTAGACTTGGGTTATGACTTGTTCGGCTCTATCATGCAAGCACGTGAGATACAAGCTAAGAATCTTGCACAATGCTTAGTTGACGAGGCAAATAGTACCGGAATGCATATCTTCATACATGGTAAAGCATACAAGCCTAATGTCTCTTACACGGATGGAAGCTACAGTACACTAGTGGGACATTATGTAGAAGAAATGGGGCATGGGGTATTTTATGTTGATCCATTGACTGAAGAAACTGTCACTACCCATATCAAAGGAGTGGTATTGCTAGCACACTGCGCAGAATTAACGTATGATTATGCTGATGTTGAAAAAGCACAGAAGCTATATTGTGAAATTGTTTCTGGAAGCACCGTAGTCGATCCATGGCGTAGATACACAACTGACAACAACCAAATCAAAGTAATTCATTATGGTAACACTAGACCTTGACAAGCGTGGTTATTATTTAGTAGGTTGGAAGAAATTCTACAATAAGACCGAAGCCGTAACTTACGCCACTAAGAATAGCTTTGAAGTTAGATGGGTGTTCAACGATAGTGTATATTCTACTATCGACTGGACTATCCCAATCGAGGTGCCCCTGCCGCAATTATATAGAATGAGAGCGCAACAATTACGGGACAAGTATGACTATATCGTGTTGCACTTTAGTGGAGGACAAGATAGCATGAACGTCCTTCATAGTTTCTTAGATAACGATATAAAATTAGATCATATTGTAATTCAAGTACCAGAACCAGAACGTAAGCGCACTAAAGAAAATGATACTGATTGGAGTAATTACTGGGCCGAGATTGATTATCAAACGATACCATACCTAAAGAGTTTGGGCAGCAAGATAGATGGAATCAAAATCACAATTCAAGATATGTCAACTTCAACTACTGAATTATTTGCTAAGGACAATTGGACTGAGAAACTACTACCTAACGCTAGTAGTAACTTAGGAGTAATTGCTAGAGCAATGGCTCAATATAAGACAAACGAAATATTAGAAGTAGCAGAGAAAGGCAAGATTAGCTGTCAATTATTAGGAATAGATAAACCATTAGTATACTTTGATGGCATAGATTATTATTCGTTCTTCTTAGATCAATCCGCTTATCATATGCATCCTATGGATAGCACAATGAGTGACTTGTTTATTAACTCAGCTACTGAATTCTTTTACTGGACTCCTGATTTACCCGAGATCGTAGTTAAGCAAGCACAAGAGATTAAGAAAGCCTGTATTGCTAATGATTTGTACAGAAGTGTATTCACAAAGACGCACGAGCATGAAGTGGGTATATTTAGGGCATTGATGCAGCATATAATTTATGATCCTAAGTATGCTCCTAAGTTTCAAACTAATAAACCACCGGTACCAACAGCAGGCCCGATTCTAAACAAATGGTTCTTTAGCGAGACTGACGAAAATCTAGTTAAGAACTATGAATACGCATTACAGTATATCAGCAGCCATATTGATACTAAGTTCTATAACAAAGATACTAGAGGACATGGCTATAAATCACTGTCGAGTAAATTTTACAAACTATGAAAATTCTAATACTAATCTTAGCTATACTGTCATTTAACTGCAACGCAGATCAATATACCAAAAACATAAATGTCATCGTGTCATTGGGCGCCGGCTCAATAGTAGATACTACTTGCAGAAAGATATTTGAAATATATGATCAACTGAATAACACAAATACAGTGATTACTAATATGGCAGGTGCCGACCATATGGTTGCGCATAAGCATTTCATTACGTTAACTGAGCCTAGCATTCTATGTGCTGGTACTAGTGTGGGTGGATTGAATCAATTTAAAAATCCTACTATCAGCCCTGCTACTGACACCCTTAAACCTGTAATCAATTTGTTCTCTAGTACGTTCTTGATTCTAGCTCCTGTTACAGGCGCTGGCTCGGTCGAAGAATTAATAAGCAATAGCAAAAGAACGGGTAAGAGTATACTAGTCGGAGCCCCCACAACCAACACCGCTGCTGCATTTACTTATATTCTAGATAAAACTAACAGCAACTACGAAGTTGTGGTCTTTCGAAAACCATCAGATGCGGTTGCGGCACTGAGAGAAGGTGCGATTGATGTGTATGTAGATGGTGGATCACTGAATCAGTTAATTGATACTGCTAAGGCTAAAGAAATAGCACATATTATGGCTGGAGCTTCTAGAAATGAGTCGGTAAATTTACGCAATAAATATACTGAAATCGACCCACTAATGACTAAAATCATGTTGCACGTTAAGAGTGATGTTCCTGATAGTGAAATCGCTATATTGAACGCACGGGTTAACTCTGCTATGAATTCAACTCAATTTAAATCTTATGCTAAGGATCGAATGAGCATACATACTATTACTAATGGGACTGTTAAGCAAGCTGAACAGACTCTACTCAATCTAAGGAATTATCTAAAAAATGTTCGTAATTAACTTCTTCAAGAATCTCATGCGTGAGTACAAGTATCGAAAACGCCTAAAAGAAATGCGTAAAAAAGATCCATTCATCTACAAATGAATTACATAGGGATTAGCTCTGGGTTCCATGATGCTGCCATCAGTGTCGTGAATAGTTACGGGGAAATTATATTTGCAGGGCATAGTGAACGGTACAGTAACTTTAAACATGACTCGCACTTATGTTTGCCTCTAATCACTGATGCAAAATCATATATGGATAGTGATGACTATGAAGTTCATTACTATGAAAGACCTTGGCTCAAGTACTTACGTCAACTACGTGCAGGAGAACCCACTTGCATTGCAAACATATCAGTCAAAAATGTTATCGGTAGAAGTACTATTAAATATCAGTTAGGTAACAAGACTGTTCATACTCATAATCATCATTTAAGTCATGCTGCTGCTGGCTTTCAAACCAGTCCCTTTGATGACGCTACTGTTGTTATCATTGATGCCATTGGAGAGTTTGACACTATCAGTATATGGGATGCTTCATATGATGAGGACACCGGACGTGCTGAATATAAAAAGGTATGGGGACAAACTTATCCTGACAGTATAGGACTATTCTATAGTGCAATGACTGCTAGAGTGGGACTACGCCCACTAGATGAAGAATATATTTTAATGGGTATGGCAGCATATGGCCAGTCACGTCACTCGGGTGAAATCTATGACACTCTTGTTGCATCAGCAAGAGAGTTACGATTCGATAAAAACTTGCACATAGGAGTACCCGACAACTTCTTAGAGGGTGCAAACAACATGGATATTGCTACTAGTACACAAATTGTTACAGAGCATTTGATCCAGCATGTCATTAGTAAGGCCCGTATGTTAGGCAAGAGTAAGAATCTTGTATATGGTGGCGGTGTAGCACTAAACTGTTTAGCTAATAGATTACTAGGAAATTACTATGATAACATTTGGATCATGCCAAATCCGGGCGATGCAGGCTCTAGTCTCGGTGCAGCATGTCTTGGGTACAAGTATAAAGTTAATTGGAATGATGCTTATCTTGGGCATGACATTGTTGGGAACTATCCTGTTAATAGTTTACTTGATGTGTTACTTACTGACCGCATCGTTGGTGTCGCATCAGGTCGCGCAGAGTTCGGCCCGAGAGCATTGGGAAACAGAAGTCTCCTTGCAGACCCTAGAGGTAGTGAAATTAAGGATAAAGTAAATGAAATCAAACGTAGACAAAAATTCAGACCATTTGCGCCGGTCATTCTGGAAGAGTATGCTGATAATTATTTCAGCATGCCTGATGGCTGGGATAATAGTAGGTATATGCAAGTCATCAGTACTTGTAGGCATCCTGACTTATTTCCTGCTATCGTGCATCATGATGGGACTAGTCGTGTCCAAACTGTCCCAAAAGATGGAAGCGGAATTAGAGAACTCCTTGAAAAGTGGTTCGTCTTGACAGGATGCCCTATGCTGCTTAACACTAGCTTGAATGTTAGGGGTGAACCAATGGTTAATGATCGGGCAGATGCAGACAGATTTGAACAATTGTATGGGGTCAAGGTTTTATCGTGACTGAAATTCATGCACGTACTATTGCTAGGACAATTTCATATAGAATAGTTGCATTACTAATCACTGCACTATGGACAGGGTTAGGTGAAGCGGTAGCAATTCACATTGTATTAGCGATAGTTCAATATCTCATTGAGAGGTTATGGCTAAAGATTCAATGGGGCAAATACTGACATAAGTATATGCATGTTAAGAGATGTATTTTACTTCGGCAACAAGCCACACGCACACCCGAGAGAGCAACATGCAACTGACTTAGCACACGCTAGGTCATTATCCACTACAGAGCATTTCTGGGTAATTACTGAATGCAGTGATTATCAAAATTTTGATTGGGATTGGGATTTTGAGTTCTTGCCCGACGAAGATGCATGGACAAGTGATTTCAACAATGTGTGGCCTAGTGAGTTTGACAAAGATAGTGGAACTTGGCTTTGCACTGAACTAGACGTAGATACATTTATCTATCGTACTGACGTTTCCCCAATCAAACTAAAGAATCAATCTTGGAAGTTCTTATCACCGATTGATATGTCAAGCATTGATGTATTGTGGAGACCTGACCCTAATGAGTCGCCCTACATCTACACTTGGGGTAATAAGCATGTACCGGCTGAGGTTGAACCGACGCTAGAGTATCATGTTAAAACCGCAACCGATAGAAAGTACATGGGCAATGTACAAGTTTTTCCTCAATGGGATAGATGGACTGAATCAATTAAAGTAGACAAAGCTACGTTTGATTTTACTTGGAGACCTGATCCAACTAGTCCTCCTTATATCTATGTATGGGGTAACAAATACGATGCAGCAGAAATTAAACCAACAGTAGAATATAAAGTCCCCGGCGCTACTGAAAAGAAGTATATGGGCATCGTAGACTTAGAGCCTGAATGGGATAGATGGAACGAGTTTATCAAAGTAGACAAAACTACGTTTGATATGAGTTGGAGACCTGATCCTAACTTACATGAGCCACCTTACGTTTACGTATGGGGCAACATATATGACCCGGCAGAAGTCAAGCCTACTATACAGTACCTAGTTCCTGGAGCTACAGAAGTAAAGTACATGGGTACAGTAGACTTAGCACCTGAATGGGATAGATGGACTGAACATCTACTAGTAGATAGAACAACTTTTGACTTTAGCTGGAGACCTGATCCTAACTTACATGAGCCTCCGTATATTTACGTATGGGGTAACAAGTTTCATTCAGCAGAACAGAAAACAACAATTGAGTATATCGTCCCAGGAGCAACTGAAAAGAAGTACATGGGCATTGCTGACTTAGCACCTGAATGGGATAGATGGAATGAGTTAATAGCAGTAGACAAGAATAGTTTTGACTTTAGATGGAGACCCGATCCTAATTTACATGAGCCACCTCTTGTGTATGTGTTTGGTAACAAATGGAATGATAGTAAGACAGAACCTACCCTTGAGTATGTTGTACCGGGGGCTACTATCAAAAAGTACATGGATTATCCTGTTGCTCTACCTAAGATTGATATGTCATTGTGGACAGTGAACAACAGTGAAGACTTACAGACATTTGATTTCAGTTGGAGACCCAATCCACATAGTCAACCTCAAATTTATCAATGGGTGAACAACGGCCCTAGATATACTCAACCAGCTGCGACTGAAGTAGTGTTGATGGAGTATGAAGATAGTAATCGTGAGGGAATTGTCAATCGTTACTCTATTAAAACGACACTAGAAGAACTGATTAATGAACACCCAGATGAAGTCTTCTGGGTATTGAACCCCGACTTGACTTATGATAAGTTTGATTTTAGTTGGAGACCCACTAACGAGAACTTCCGCCATATCAACACGTTTGGTAATGAGTTCAGTAAGAATACACAGACATACTATATCAACGGACCTATGTACAAACTAGGTCACCGTGAAATAAACTATGTAGTAGATCAAACAGTGGCTATTGAAACTAATTTAAGCATGTTCTACATTGATCGGGGTAACGGCGGTGATAGATATGACGCACTGAAAATACGTTATCCTCAACTACAAAAGACTCGCTATTTAAATAGCTGGGTAGAAACTATCCAACGTTGTTGCAACAAGAGTGAGTCTAAACTATTCTGGGTAGTAAACAGTGAACTTGAATACGGTGGGTTTATGTTTGACTTCTATCCTAGCCCGTGGCAGATGGATATGGTTCATGTGTTTGGAACTCAATGGAGTCATTGGGGAAATACTTACCTAGTGAACAAGGACACGTTTGAAGAATCTACAAAGTATGTGAAGGTCATTGAACATTTGAACATATTGAACTTTGTTAAGACTAAGAGAGCACAAGCAGTTGAAGTGTTATACGATATCGTCTACATCGACCATAGTAATCTGTCTGACACAGACCTCAGTGATATCACCCATGAGGGAAGATTGATTGTTAAGTACGATACTAGCTATTTGGACACGCTGAAAACAATAGTAAAGTCATTACCAGTTAAGAAGGAACATTATGTTTGGGTTGTCAGTACCATCTGTGAATACTTTCAGTTTGACTTTACTTATATGTGTGACCCTTACGCTAAGGATCAATTGCACGTGTTCCCTAGCGATAAGCAAAAGTTCGGGGACACATTCTTAATTGACGTGAACAAATTGCGAACATTGATTGATGGTATGGTTGTGCTTGAAGACTATGTGAAAATTAATTACAACCAGCATCAACGGGCAAAACGATTGCCCGCACCTATTTTTATAAATGAAAAGGATACTCATGTCTCTATTACTGATTTTGATTTTAATTGGCCTTATGCTACGATTCTCTCGGCAGACAACAAAGAAATAAGAGTAACAAACGATGAACCCATGAGTTTGTGGACTCCTGAAACTAAGAACATAACTGTTCATAGTACCGGCGGAACATATATTACTGTACCAAAAGAAGCTAAAAACTACGTGAAGAAAGAACTTTATGATTACCCGTATATCAAGCGTGTAGACAAGCTAGTTTATAGTAACCCACTTGACATTGTATTCTTTAGTAACGGCGAAGCTAATGCTGATGAAAACTACGAGCACCTTTTGTTTATGACAGGTGATTTAGCGAATAGAGTTATCAGAGTAGATGGTATAAACGGTCGCGTGGCAAGTCAACATGCAGCAGCTAACGCGAGCAATACGCCTTGGTACTTCTTGGTCAATGCTAAACTTAAGGTTAATGCTAAGTTTGATTTTGATTGGCAACCAGACAGACTACAGATTCCCAAGCACTATATATTTACTGCAACTAACCCGGTTAACCACTTAGAGTACGGACATCAAGCTATAGTTGCTAATAATAAGAACATTACGCTTAACACTATAGCTAAAGGTTTAGACTTTACTATGGATGGGGAACATGAAGTTATCAAGCTAAACAGTGGTATAGGTATGTATAATACTAGTGCGTGGGACACATGGCGTACTAGTTTCCGTGAAACTTTGAAACTAAAGGCATATACTGAAAAGAACGATGACTTAGAAGCTAAGTTCAGATTAAGTTCATGGTTAAACTTAGGTGACGGTGATTTTGGAAATGTTAGTATGGATGCAGCACTAGATGCTTGTCGCTACTATGAATCTGTTAACGGCGAATTAGAAAAGCTACGACTTAGTTATGACTGGGCATGGCTGCGCTGCCACTACGATAAACTATATCCATAATATTATCATCATCTGATAAATTTGTAGTACTATAGATAAATAGTAGTACAACAGAGGATGATAATAAAAATGAAAAGAATTCTCATTGTCAGCGCCGTCATGGCTATGGCAATAACCACCCAAGCTCAGACAACATACGATTCAAAAACCCTAGTTGATACTAATAGCACTAGTACCAGCACGGTTAACACCAACAACGTTAACTCGGGTACAGTGACCAACATCAATCAAACGACAGTTGGTAGCACTAGTACTAATACTAACAACAATAATAACGTTAGTACAGGTTCAATGACTAACAACAATAACAACGTTAATAGCGGTAGTATGACGTACAACAATAACAATGTTAACACTGGCACAACTACTAGTAATAACAACAACGTTAATACCAATGTTAATAGCGGTAGTATGACGTACAACAATAACAACGTTAACACTGGCACAACTACTAGTAATAGCAACAACGTTAATGCTAGTACCAATGTCAACACAAACAACAACGTTAACAGCGGGTCAATGACATACACTAACAATAATGTTAATAGTGGATCAATGACTAATAACAATGTTAATTCGTCAACGGCTACTACTTCAAATACTAACAACAATATTAACAGCGGTACAATGACTAATAACAATAACAATGTTACGGCCACTACTGCTGCAACGACCAACGCAAATACGAATAATAACGTGAACACTGGTAACATGACAAATAACAATGTCAACAGTGGCGACATGACCAACCGTAATATTAACGAGTCTACTATTACACAAAAAATCATTCAGCCACCGCCAACAGCAGTTGCGCCTGCAATGATGAGTGGTGGCAATGCTGACCTATGCACCACAGGCACAAGTGGAAGTGTACAAACACAAATCTTTGGTGTTTCAACTGGTGGTACAGTGCGTGATATGAATTGCGAACGACTAAAATTATCTAAGACCTTATACGACATGGGCATGAAGGTAGCAGCAGTTGCTACTATGTGTCAAGACCGTAGAGTATTTGACGCTATGCTAGCGGCTGGTACCCCTTGCCCGTACGAAGGCAAAATTGGTGAAGCAGCTAAAACACAATGGGAAGCTAACCCAGAAAAGTTACCTAAAATAGATGAGGCAAAAGATGATGACACTGCTAAGAAAATCGGCTTGGGCGCTTTGCTTGGCGCTGCTGTTTTCAAATTATTCTAAAGCAGATGTAGTCACCGTTCCAATTGGGAACGGTTTATCTGTCAACGTCACCACCGGAGCTAGTACACCGGCATTGCAATATCTTAATAATAATGCTTCTGCTACACAGGTTAACTTAGGTGATGATGGAACTACCACTGTTCCACTACAATTTCAATTTTCTTATTTTGGTAAGACATTCGGTACATCTTGGATGCACAGTAACGGAGTTGTTAGTTTCCAAGATCCGGGGACTACAGGAAATTTCTGTTGCTCAGGCGAAGTGTTAAACAATAATACTAGCAGTCGTTATAACTATGCAGTCATGCCGTTATGGACTGATTTGATTGGGCAAACAGGTAGAAATACATTTTACCTTAGTTCTGCTGATTCTATTACATACGGGTGGTACGGAACTAGCCAGTATGGTAATGGCAATAACAAAAGCAGTTTTGAGGTGAAACTAGATAGTGCGGGCGCAGTTGATATGCGATGGGGTGCGTCTGTGATAAGTAATGCAACAGTTACTATGGGCTTTACTGGCGATCTAAGTAAAGGTCAATTCTATCAATATTACAATGGAAATAATGTAGCTGTCGGTAACCTTGGTGTGTCTTTTAATGGAGTCAAGATAGCTGATCCGATTGTACCGGTTGTTAAAGCACCTGCTGCTGCGGTCGTGTATACTATTGCATCAGGAACTACGATTGCAACGGTTGATTCAAGTTCAGCTCCTACTACCGCAGTTAGTGTAGGTGGAGTACAGTTATCAACAACTGGTGAAATTGCTGCGCCCGATAATATACCGCAAGCACTACGAGATGTAGTTGCATCAGTTGCTGCATCTTCTACACCAACTGCGTCTGTCACTGCAACTACAACTGATCCAGTAAAATCAGAATCAAACAAAGCTGGACCTAGCGTTACCGTTATGAATGCTGTAAAACAAATTCAAGCTGCCGATAAAGCCGTGCAAACTAAAGCAGTTCAAAATGCTAATCAGCAAATAGCAATAAGTTCTAGCAAAGCACAAGAGCAAGCTATGGCAACAGTAGACACACTAAATGCAATGAGTGCGTCTAGTGTGCAGACTAGTGGTTCAGCTAACTCTCAATCTAGTTCGCAATTAGGCGGATTGATAGCACCACAAGCATCTTCACAGCAATCAAAACAACTTAATTCTCAGAGCAACACTCAGCAGTTATCAATGTTTCAATCTTATCAACCAGTGACGCAATCGTTACTGCAGGTGTACATTCCGCCCGTTGTACAAGAAACACAACCAGTTGTTAATTTAGGATTGCCTATGATATTGCCAAAGAGTCCTACCCTGTTTAATAACAATCAGTCAAGTTCTGCACAGAATGAAATTCCAGTTGTAGCGTCTGCTAGTATATCTACTAGAGGCAATGTAGTGAATGAAGTAAATGAATTCAAGCCAACAATTGAATCATTCCAAAGTGAAATGAAAACTGATGCAGTGAACAAAAGTGTGCAGCAAAATGATCTAGCAGGTGGAGTTAGTATTGCAGCAATGGCAGTACAACCAAAAGGATATGAACTGTATTCATTTGTAATTAAGGATGCAGGATTTTATGCACCAAAAGACATATATAGCAATCAAACTACTGTAGACAATGCCCGCGCATTACGACAGTTAGGTAGCGATAGATTACACCGAGCGATGGTGGATCAACAATTTAAGATAGGAGAATAAAATGGGAGCATCGGCATTTGCGTTAGGATTCTTTATTGCCCTGGGAGGCTGGACTGCCAGCAAGGTCACTAAACAAGTGGATACTATAATAGATCCGCCAAAAATAGAAAAAATAGAAAAAATAGAAAAAAAGGAAGAATAAAATGACAGAAGAAATTAAAGACGTTAATGCTAAGATTGACGATATGGAAGCAGCAGCAAAAAAATATGCCAGTAAGGATACAGTCATTAGTATTGGAGGATATGAATTTACTCCTGCTAAACTAATGGTTGCGTTCACACTAGTATCATCCTTGTTGGGTGGACTGTATGGTGCATTTGAAGTTTACAAAGACTATCAAGGTATGAAGAAGAAGATATCTGAATACTCGGCACCAGACTTATCAGGATTTGATAAGCGTCTAGCAGTGATTGAAGAAACATCTGGTAAGACTGCTGATTACACTCGTGATATTAAGAATGATCTTAAGACTGATATCCGTCGTAACGAAACAGTTACTGAACAAGTTGAACGCAGTGTTAAAACAGCCCAACGTGAATCAGAAGGTGAGATGCGTGATATGCGTAAGGGTGTTAGAGAAGACCTAGACAAAGCTCGTGCAGAAGCAGCAGCAGTGCGTACTGAAATGGCACAGGCACGTAGAGAGATTGGCAAGGAAGTGGAACAATTGAAGAAAGAGATTGACCAAAAGATACAGAAAGCTATTGACAATCCTTTAGCAAACAAGTAAACTATACTAAATAAGAGTTATTGTTGTATGAAGTAGATTGAAAAGGATTCAAGACGCGGGTTCGAATCCCGCCAGGTCCACCATAAGGAAGTTTATGAAAAGCATATATCATGGCACAGCAGGTGCCAACGCAAAACTTAAAGGTAAAAAATTTAAACTTTTGTCATGTGGTTGTTGTGTATTGTTCAACCTAAAATGGGAAGAACGTATGAAAGAAGCAAAGAAAGAAATAAAATCTTTATGATGGGCCTGCTCCGGTAATCGATTGGGTCAAGAGTAGAGAAATGGACAACTCGGCAATGTAGAAGCCGTAGGATTAGGGTAACTTTAGTCGCTATGCCCATAGCATAGAAAGACGGAGCCTGGTCGTAGACACAAAAAACCATAAATGCAAACGATTCAGTTTACGCATTGGCTGCTTAAATGACGCCTAGGGTAGTTATACCTCGTAACAGAAAATAACAAAGAAAGGCTCTTCGGAGCCTTTCCCCATATAAATACAGATATGATATACTTCAAAGAAACAGATTTAAAGTTTGCAGACGACATACAAGCAGAAGTCTTGGACATCTGTCACAATCGTCCTGAAGAATTAGTCATGCGCAATCCAGAGTGGCGCCGAATACTCAATGACACTCCCTACCGTGAAATAGAATCTTACATTGGCGTTAAAGCCGCACGTGAGATTAAGTTTCGACGCATTGCTATGCTTAAGAAATTTAATGCACTAACGCAAATTAGTTTCTTACAGTACAGTTTACCGGATCGATTGAATGAGGCATTTAAAGATGCATGTCCTTCGTTCCTACCTAAGGATGAACTGATTCCGATTGTACAAATAAGTACAGGTGGAAGCATGTTGTATCCACATAAAGGTCATTTTAGAAAAGCAAGTTTATTCTGCTTGCTTGAAGGTGGAGATGAGATTACTAAATGGTGGAAAGAAACTACCCCGTTTGATCTAATTCCTGAGTATAGAATCCCGGATATAACCAAGTGCGAAGAAGCTGTTTCTACCGTGCTTAAAAAGAATGTGTGGACTTTGTTCAATCACTATGAATGGCATTCGGTGCATTCTTATAAAGAGAACATTGAGTTTCGTGTCAACTTGGGTGTTGATTTTAAAACACTATCTGCGGATCAAGTTTACGAGAAAATACAAAATCATGTTTAAAAATACAGTCCCCATTGACACTTCAATATTTTATGTATGCTTTGCTGCATTACTATTCGGCTTTACTTTGCCAGTAACTGGTTGGTGGTGGATTTTAGCTATTGCTACCCACGTAGTAGTGATAACTATCTTCAGTGCAGTTATTCATCGTTATTATTGCCATGATGCATACGAAGCAAATGGTAATGTTATGTTTTGGCTATCAGTCATAACTACAACTTACTTTTATTCCAATCCTATTCAATGGCGGGTGTTGCACTCACGTCATCATGCATATAGTGATAAACCTAATGACCCTCATTTAAGGGGACTATCTGGTTTCTTTGGACACGGCTATGCTACTACAAATCCAGAGACTAAGTTTATCAAAACTTCTATGAAACTAATTCGTGATAAGAGACTAGTATGGATAAACAATAATGCATTACTAATGGGTGCTGCATGGGGATTATTTTTACTAGCATGCGGGTTCAACTGGTTCTTGTTTGCATTTGCTATACCAATCTTCACTAACCATCTATGTAATCGGTTACATAAACAATTTGCTCATGGTGGAATGGTTAATGCTGACGGGACAATCGGTGCAAAGAATCGTTGGTGGCTAGAGTACATCTTTCCTATGGGAGGTGAATGGATTCACCAACAACACCATGAAGTAAGCAATGAGCCCTATTATAAGACTAAGTGGTATCAACTAGACACCGGTGGCATGTTAGTTAAATTATTAAGGAGCTAACATGCTTTCTGAGGCGAAGAGATTAGGGTTGGATGACCGACCTGCAGTCATGCAGCTAGTGAACAGCATATACGAGCATCTCAGTGTAGAAGAATTAGCTGATAAGGGGTATCCGGACTTGCGAGTAACACCTAACTCACCTAACGAAGTGAATACCTTCGACTACCGAAAAAAGAACTACCCGTTACAACAAGACTCTAATGCAGATTTTGTTGCACGATCTATATATTTTTCACGATACTTATCTGAGCCTACCCCCGGCATTCCTAAAAAAGTAACATATGGTATAATGAATGCCGACGGAGAGCTAACATCTGTTATGGGAGTATCGATATCAGATTACTGGCCAACATGGGTAGTTAACTGGGTGCTAAATTCACCAAAACATGAAATTTCAGTTGCAGATAGTGTAAAAATCTTTTATAGTATAATTGAGTTGTACAAATCGCATGGCATACACGAGGCTACATGGGTTATGCCCAAGCATAGACTCCGTGCATGGATGAGAATAAAGCAAACAATGGAGAACCTAGTCACAGAATTAGGTATGCCGCTAAACGAATATGAACATATGACTGAGTACGTTGTGCCAGCTAACACTATTCCTCAATACTCTTTTATGTCAAGTTTAGTAGGAAACAGGACACACACTTACGACCTGTACATACGGCGTATAAAGTTCAAGTGATTAAAATTTCTGGGCAAGCAAAACTTGCTTAAATATTATTCTGTATGTATAATGCAGAGAGATTCTGTAACGGGATCGCTTAACTAAAGGAAATTTAAATATGAAGAAAATCTTAATCGCCGGCGCAATGCTAGCAGCTATGGGAATCGCGCAAGCGCAAGTTACTGTTTATGGTAAAGTTCGCATGTACGAAGAAAGCACTACAGTTGGAACTGCATCGGCAGTCACATCATTGACCAATGATTCAAGTCGTTTGGGCTTCAAAGGTACAGAGGCGCTAGGCAACGGTCTATCTGCAAACTTTCTCATTGAGACTACTGTTGCAGTTGACGCACCCTCAGCAACTACATTGGGCGACCGTGCAGCAACTTTTGGGTTGAGCAATTCGCTTGGATCAATTGCAGCAGGTCGTGACAAACACGCAGTTGCCAAGACTCTTGACAACTATGATGCTATGGGCAATGTGTTTGGTTCTAGCACCGCTGTTATTCACGCCGCACAAGGTACCCGCATTCAAAATGCAGTGTTCGTTTCGGCTACTCCAGTCAACGGATTGACTGTTAATTATCAAAATGCAAATAGTGAAGTAGCAGGTACTACTAATAGTCAAGGCGCAAGCGTTGAATATGTAACTGGTCCAGTTTCGGCTACTATTGCTCGTTTTGATAACGGTACTACAAGTGCATCTAACATCTACGGTGCTAAGTTTAAATATTCAAACACTACGTTGTTTAGTATGTACTCCGATGATACAATTGCTGGTGTAAATTCTACTGGTAAGAGTATTGGTATCAATCAAGCTATGGGTGCGGTTACTGCACTTGCAAGCTATGGTGAAAAAGAAGGTACTAAGGCTTATAACCTAGGTGCTACTTACGCTCTAAGCAAGAACACTAAGCTACATGCTCGTTATGTTAAAGAAGTCGCCGCAGTTGACACTCAGAAAATTGGTGTCGGTATGGAACTGAATTTCTAATCAATTAGAAATCTAAAAAGGGCAACTAGTTGCCCTTTTTTGTTGGCTTTTACTCAGAAAAGATATATACTTAATTATGAGCACTGAACAAGACAAAATCAAACATAGTAGGCGCATGTTGAAAGACGATGCCGCAGTTAAGAAGCAAGTTGATATTGCTAAAGCACATGGCTTCCCTACAGGACCCGAACATAGATTAGCAAAAGTTCACGCAACAACCTGCGGTAACCCTAACTGCGTAATGTGTGGTAACCCTCGCAAGTTTTGGGGTGAGAAGACTATACAAGAACAAAGATTGTTCCAAGATGTAGATCAGACTCCTGATAGACATAGCAATGGTTTACCAAAAGATATTGACGAATAATAGTATTGTGTTATACTAAATACTATTGCTACACGGTGTAGCATTCAACTGTCTTTAAAAATATGGTCTTAGACAGTGACCAGTAAAAGAAAAATATGATGTACTCAAACAAGCTCGTGGCGAGCCTAAAAGCCAATGGTAAAATTCTCCGCGAATTTAAAGACACCGTCTATATCCCATTCGGGAGCGAATATAGCTTCTTGCTAAAAAATCTTCACACATCCAGAGCAGTAGTTAACATCTTTATCGATGGTGACAATATTGTTGAGGGTGGACTTGTCCTTGATCCAGGACGTGAAGTAGACTTAGAGCGTTACATTAAGAACGGCAATCTTACAGAAGGCAATCGTTTCAAGTTCATCGAACGTACTGCTGTAATTGAAGATGGTCCGCGTGGCGTCAAGTTGGAAGATGGACTGATTCGTATTGAGTTTCAATTTGAAAAGCCATATGTTCCGCCTCAGTGGAATAACAAGAGTTCTTGGATTAGTGCATCCGGATCAACTACACTTGCCAGCTACAATGTCAACGGTGCAATGCGCGGTGTGGACTTTAGTAAGAATGGTGCAATTATGGCACAGGCTGCAAGTGCCTCAGTAGACAAGTATTGTGCCGATAACGGTATCATGAATACTAGCGAAGTACATGATGGTGCAGCTACTATGGATTGGATGCCTGCTAACGATGTTGGCATCACTGTGCCAGGTAGCAAGAGTACGCAAAAGTTCCAGAGTGTTACAATGGGCACAATGGAGATTGAAAAGCACAGCATGGTTATCAAGTTGTTGGGCGAAACTCCTGACAACAAGCCTGTGCTAAAGCCAGTCACAGTTGAGCGCAAGCCTGAATGCGTAACTTGTGGTAAGAAGAATAAAGTACATTCTAAATTCTGCACAGAATGCGGAACTGCACTAGAAATCTTTGCATAACAAAGCCCCGAAAGGGGCTTTTTCTTGACTTCAAATCCATAGTGTGCTATAGTGTAGATATATGATAACTAGATTACTGTTCGTCGGCCCTTATAAATTAGTAGACTCCGCTATAAGTCTTCAATTTGATGCCAATCTAATCCCAAAACCGGATAGAACAATTGTGCATGTTAGATTGCTTGACCCAAGTGTTGATGTATTAGCATTATACAACAGTTATGGAATCGACACCTCTACCTTTACTGTAATGGAGGACTTGGAATTCCTACGAAATATTAACATTGATGATAAAGCACTTCATCAATATGGTGGGTGGATTGCACAGCAATTGCTAAAATTCTTAGCGTTAGATAATACCGATAGTGATCATTTCTTAATACAAGATTCGGACACCTTTGCCATTAAGCCATATCGATATATAATGAATCATATTCCTAATTGGTTTATATTGTCTCAACGAACTTTGGACCAACGATATGATCAGTATGTGTATAAACTCACCGGTGTCACTAGGCAAACTACTGATAGTTTTATTACAGACTTTGCACCACTGTCAAAAAAAGATTGGGTAATGATTAAACAGTGTATTGAAACTAGATCGAATACCAATTGGTTGGATACCTTGATGGCAGAATTTAAAAATGATAGAGCACCGATCGGGTTCAGTGAATATGAACTGATGGGTAATTGGATGTCAGTACATTCTCAAATACTTGTTCAAGTTCAAGAGCAAATTCACATCACTGATATTGATATTCCTAATATCAAAAACAAAACATATGTATTACCGAATCGCTCTAATATTGATGTAGTGGGATTCAAGAATTTCATCCGATTAGACTTCACTGATGTGGATTACCTTACTAACTTAATTAAGGGAAAAAATGGAAATACAAAACTCACTTGATTGGCAAAAAGTTCACGCTGACTTATCTAGCCAGTTGTCTAGTTCTGGATACAATCCAGACTTGTACAAAATGCTCACGAATATCAACCTGATGGTAACAGAGTTGAGCAAAGTAGAAGTAGATGCAAGACGGTCCAAATCTACCCGAGTGACAGAGGAAAAAGCGGCTGAAATTAACAAAGCTATCAACCATCTAGAAAAGCTAATGCTAATGGCTATGCTAATGAGGTAGTCAAAGGTTGACAATAAATCCGTTCTGTGTTATACTTACAGTCTGGAAATCGAAAAAGCACTCAAAAACGAGTTGCCCAGAAGTATCAATCAAAATTTGACATTAAATGGTTTTGATGTTATACTGTGTTCTCAGTTAGTTAATTATTCTTTTCATCTTTAAGGAAACAAAATGGCATCAGCTATCAGCGACAATCACACAATCACTAGCGTTCAAACCCGCAAGTCTATTCTCAAAGCGTTCAAAACAAAACGTCCCGTTTTTCTCTGGGGTCCTCCCGGCATCGGCAAATCAGAAGTTGTCGCTGAGATTGCAGAAGAACTAGGTGGTGCAGTCGTAGACTTGCGTATGGCTCAGATGGAACCTACTGACATTCGCGGTATCCCATACTTTAATAAAGACAATGGTAAAATGGATTGGGCTCCCCCAATCGACTTGCCCGATGCAGAATTTGCAAGCAAGTTCCCGATCGTTGTGTTGTTTCTTGATGAAATGAACTCGGCACCCCCAGCAGTACAGGCTGCAGGTTATCAACTGATTCTCAACCGTCGTGTTGGTAAGTACTTCTTGCCTGATAACGTTGTGATTGTTGCAGCAGGCAATCGTGACTCTGACAAAGGTGTTACATATCGTATGCCGATGCCCCTCGCTAATCGTTTCATTCACTTGGAAATGCGTCCTGACTTCACTAGCTGGCAATCATGGGCTGTGAACAAAGGCATTCACAAAGACGTTGTGGGTTACTTGTCGTTCGCAAAACAAGATATCTATGACTTTGATTCTAAGTCTAGTTCACGTGCGTTTGCTACCCCACGTAGCTGGTGTTTTGTGTCTGACTTGCTTGCCGATGACGACACCGATATTGATACACAATTCAACTTGATTGCAGGCGCTGTCGGCGAAGGTCTTGCTGTTAAGTTTATGGCTCACCGCAAGATTGCTGGTCGTATGCCCGAGCCAATTGAGATTCTCACAGGTAAAGTTAAAGACTTGTCTGTGAAAGAAATTTCTGCAATGTATGCATTGACAATTGGCATGTGCTATGAGTTGAAAGATGCAGTGCAAAAGAAAACACCTAGCAAAGAGTTCCACGCAATGGCTCAAAACTTCTTTGACTACATGATGAACAACTTTGAAACTGAGTTGGTCGTGATGGGTGCTAAGATTGCATTGAAGACTTATGAGTTGCCAATTGAGCCAACTCAGTTGAAGAACTTTGACGAGTTTCACAAAAAGTACGGCAAGTACATTGTAGACGCAGGTAACTGATAGCTTTATGGGGTGAGCATTTATGCTCATCTCTTTTTATTACAAGGAAACAAAATGAAACAAACACGAAACTCTGGTAAAAAGTATTTTTATGCAATTGGACAAAGTGCCCGCGCCCGCGGGGTGTCCAAGTCTTACGCCGAAGCATACTACATGCTTGATTCAGCCGCACCATATGCTCGAATTGCATTTGACGCAGGATACCGCGGACTATGAGTGAAGAACCCAAAGAGCTAAAGTTAGTCTTTGCTCCTGGGTGCTTTGACTCGTTTGAGGGCACCCAGGAAGAATTGGATGAACTGATGGCAGAGATCCAAGCATCATTTGATAGCGGTGAAATGCTAGAAAAAGGTACTGCCGTGGACCTTGACGACCTATCCGACGAGGATTTTGAAGCCATCATGAATGCAGTGGATGACACACCACGACAACTTCAATAAGTTGACATTAAATGGATTTGATGCTATAATGTAGCATACATTAAGAAAGACCTGAAATGAGTAAAAAGAATACACATAGCAAAAAGTACGAAAATCTGATCGGCCCAACTGATTCGAAAGTTGATAATCTAGCACGTGAGCGTCTAGTTACAGCCCGTATTGGTTTGCTGTTGCGTCATTCATTTTTTGGTAATCTTGCAACACGCATGAAATTGATTAATGCTGATGAATGGTGCGGCACTGCTGCCACTGATGGTCAGAAATTCTATTACAATAGTCGCTTCATTATGATGTTGAAGCCTAAAGAAGTCGAATTCTTAGTTGGGCATGAAGTCTTGCACGTTGTATATGATCACATGGGTCGTAGAAACAATCGTGACCCGCAAATCTGGAACATTGCCGATGACTATGCAGTTAACGCTGACTTGAAACGTCACAAAGTTGGTCAATTCATTACTACTGTAGGTTGCTTATACGAACAAAAGTATGATGGTCTACCAGCAGAACAAATCTATGATGACTTGATGAAAAACGTCAAGAAAATCTCTATTGAGGACCTCATTGATCAAATGCTTGATGATCACATGGACGGCGAAGACGGCGAAGATGGTGACGGCGATGGCGATGGTGACAAAGAAGGTAATGGTAAAGATGGTAAGAAGCCTGGTCGGGGCAAGCGCCCTCAATTGTCGCAAGAAGAAAAGGACCGCATTCGTCAGGAAGTGAAGCAAGCAATTATCAGTGCCGCGCAAAGTGCAGAAGCAGGTACATTGCCTAAAGGTGTTGAACGATTGATTCGTGACACTACTAACCCAGTCATGCCTTGGCGCGAACTGATTCAAACAAACTTGACTAGTTGCATTCGTACAGACTATAGCTGGGCACGTCCGTCACGTAGAAGCTGGCACATGGATGCTATCATGCCCGGTATGACCCCCGGTGAAGAAATTGATGTTGTAGTAACACTTGACATGTCAGGTTCTATCAGCAACAAACAAGCGCAAGCATTCTTGGGCGAAGTTGGTGGCATGATGCAATCATTCGATGGTTACAAGGTCCATATCTTTTGCTTTGATACTAAGACTTACAACCCACAAGACTTCTCTAGCGAGAACATGGACCTGATTGAAAATTATGAGCCAATGGGCGGCGGTGGCACTGACTTTGATTGTATCTTTGAATACTTGAAAGAAAATGCAATTGACCCCAAGCGACTGATTGTGTTCACTGACGGGTATCCCTGTGGTAGTTGGGGTGACAAAGATTACTGTGATACGACTTGGATCATTCATGGTGACCCTGATCCGCATCCCCCGTTCGGTACGTTCGCATTGTATGATGAAACAAAATAAGGATTGATATGGAACAGGTCTATATGTTGCTGAGTGGCTTAGGCTATCTTTTTATCTTTGCAGTATTGCTTGGAATCGGCTATCTCTTTGTAAAATTGTTGGCAACTGGATTGGAATCGTTATCGGAGCACGATGACTGACATTTATGAATCCCCCGATAAAGGGGAAACGGTGTATGTTCGCAAAGCAGGTGAGAGCGAACGTACTCTACACAGTGAGAGTACCCGTCATTCTGACCTCTATATCCAGATGAAAGAAAGTCAACTATGGGGAAACATTCACCGTGCAGCGAAAACAAATGTATCATTAGCTGATGCGTTAGATAAAGTGAAAATGATTTATGCGCTCATCAAAAAAGAAACTAACTAGGTATTTGGCAATGTGGGACATGACTGGACTTGAATGTCTAGTCAATGTATCTACTGTGCTAGATGAACATGAACAATGGGGTAAGGAAAATATCTGGAGTATCCTGAAAGAGGAAAAACGGTCCCCGGCACCTAGAGGTGTTCCGTTGGATAGTATGATACTTAGAGCAAGATACAATAGTCAACGCCACTATGAAATCTACACCTTTGATTCAGAGTTGACAGAAGAAGATATTAAAGAAACATTTGCTAGTGACCCACAAGTAATGGTAGATGCTATTCGCAATGTGGGTCATGAATTGTATAGTGATAGAGTATTAAAGAAAACACAGGTGATTACATGATGTATATTGGAACAAGTTTGGGTAGATGTTTGCGTAGCATTCTTATAGGTGAAGTGTCCGAGGAAGATGTATTATTGATCATCACTCGTACTATGACATTCGATACAGAGCGTTTTATCGGTGTAGTAAAAATGTATTACCAAGAAGGTAACTACACTTCACGTAATTCAACTGACTATGATCTTTCAGTCAAGCCATGGGAAGAAGTGGAAGCACTTGCTAACCGATTGTATACTACTGGCAAGATTCATCAGCCTAGGAACTTTGTAAATTTGGGTAATCAATTTATACATCCTGAATTGAGCAATGATGTTTGGGTTGAAGTAGCACCTAAAAGTCGTAATTCTACACCTGCGGTTGTTCAGGCATACGATCAATATAAAATGCTTGATGCGTTGACAAAATGAATGTAAATGTACTGGCTTGGTATGCTACCCGCAAGCTAGCATCCTCTCCACCTCACTTTGTAAAGTGCAATACTCCCTTGTCGGATAAATCACTACTTTGGGTAATGGCTAAATTACAAGGTAGATATTCATTATCGGACAGAGACGAAGACGATGATTTTGTGTTTTTAACCACACATGATATTTCCTTTGAAGATCCAGCAGAAGCAATGCTGTATGAGTTACGCTGGTCGGGTACAAAATAAATTTTGTGCCGGTCAAAAAACATTAAATATTTAAAACTAAGGAGATATAGTTATGAGTTTTTTACGACATGTAGGGAAAATCGGTGATCGGAAAGTAGCAATTGTTTTCCGTGAGGTACCAAATGAAACACATATGTGTTTAGTATGCTATACGGATACATTGAATCGTCACATTCACGATCCAATGATGAAATGTATTGAGAGTGATATTGGTCAAAGTAGCCAAAACTTAGCAGATGCATTGAATCGTACCCATACACAAGATGGTAAGTACATTTTACAAGTACTACATGCACAGGGCATGTTGAAAAAAGTACAAACAGAATCAGTGGTGGTAACACCTAATTCTAATACTAGGATTAAACTTAGTGACTTGAATAAGATTCTAGATGAAATGGAACAAGGTGAAGCAGCAGTTAAACGTTTAGCTGAAATTGATAGCAGCCGTGGCATTCAAGATGCTAACCAAGTTGCCCAAAGAGCACGTGACCGCGCTGCCGAAGCAAGTCTTCCACCAGTCACTACGGCAGAAGATGGGTTGTTGTCCGATACACTAATTGCTAAAAATCTACGTAATCAAGCTAGGAAGATGGAAGATGAAGCTAGAGGTCTATTGGCTGAAAGTGCTAGATTGCAAACAGAGGCATCTTCACTCGATGGGGTAGCATCAATGTATGCCTCACCTAACGCAAGCAATGTGCTAGCTGCACCTGTAGCCAAGAAACGTGGTCGCCCTGCTAAAGTTAAAGTACTAGTGTAAATAACGAATGACTCCCGAGTACATCAAAAAATGGGAACACATTCTTGAGGATATTGATAAAGTTAATGTACCTGTTCAATTCATTCGTAAAATCGTAGTGAAGATGACAGGGAAGAAACAACATACTATTAATATTCAGGCTTTGATGAAGCAAGGATTGGACCCGGAAGAGGTGGAGGAAGTTATTTCACGTAAGTTAAATGAACTCGATCCACTAATCACTAGTTTTGAATTTGTCCTCAACGTTGAGAACATTGCAGAAACAGTGCAACCCGAAACAGATAAACTATTAGGTAAACTATGAAGTTAATCGTAGCGTGTGATCCTAATGGAGGAATAGGCTATAAAAACAAATTGCCCTGGAGTAACATTCAGGGCGATTTGCCAAGATTCAAAAAACTAACTACAGATAAAATTGTTGTTATGGGCAGAAATACTTGGGACAGCTTAGAGAAAAAACCTCTACCGAATAGAGTTAATATAGTCGTAACTACTCGTGAGTTAGAAAATGTTACTACTATTAATAGTATCTCACATCAGTTTTATGGCGAATACCCTGATGCATGGCTCATAGGCGGTGCGCAACTTATCAACAGTAGTTGGCATCTTATTGATGAAGTACATTTAACAATAACTTTCGCCGAATACACTTGCGATACGTTCATTGATCTGTTAAAATTGTCTAAAGAATTCACTTGCAATGAACTGGAAGAGTTTCCAGATCATACATATCAAATTTGGAAAAGACGATGAAACAATACTTAGATTTACTTAAAGACATTTTAGAAAACGGAGAAACAAAAGATGATAGAACTGGCACTGGCACTATTAGTGTGTTTGGACGTCACCTTCGCTTTGATTTGCGTCGGGGCTTTCCAGCCGTCACAACGAAAAAGTTAGCATGGAAAGCATGTGTAGGTGAACTAATTTGGTTCATTGAAGGATCAAGTGATGAGCGTAGACTAGCAGAGATTACGCATGGTACTCGTGAAGGTGGAGTAACTATCTGGACACCAAATGCATTAGCTCCTTATTGGAAGCCTAAAGCGAAGTTTGAAGGTGATCTTGGACGAGTATATGGGGTACAATGGCGACAATGGAATCCACACACTATCAAGTGGACAAGCTCTAGTGAGTCGGAACCAGTGTACATTGATCAATTGAAGAATCTCATAGAAGGATTGAAACAAGATCCTAATGGGCGCAGGCACATTCTAAGTTCCTGGAACGTGGGCGAGTTAGACCAAATGGCTTTGCCACCTTGTCATGTTATGAGTCAATTTTATGTCAACAAAAATAAAGAACTCTCTTGCCATATGTACCAGCGTAGTGTGGATGTTTTCCTTGGGCTACCTTTTAACATTGCTAGCTATGCGCTACTCACTCATTTGATTGCACATCACTGTGGATTGAAAGTTGGTGAACTTGTTATCAGTACAGGTGATACTCATATCTACCAAGACCACGTTGAGCAAGTCAACGAACAATTGCAACGTGAACCGTTTGCAACGCCCACTCTTACACTGAATACATTGAAGACTAATATCTTTGAAATGACAATGCAAGATATAGCATTAACTGGATACGAAAGCCATGGCTCTATCAAAGCAAACATGGCTGTATGAAGATATGTTGCCTTCAAGGCAACTAAGAATATCTGATACAGGTGAACACATTGTCACGGTTACTCGTGTCGTACACACGTTTAAAATGAATGACTGTGATGACCCTGATTTGTTAGCAGCAGAACCCATATATAACTGGCAGCAAACAGAAGCAGGCAAGTGGATAATGGAAAACTCTGCACCAACAGCTAGCTGGCATCGTAACACAGATCATAATACATACGGATACATATATCAAATCAGAGCGTATCTTACTCCACAGCAAATAACATATTTTGAATTGAAATTTAAATGAATATTTTAGTAACAGGCGGACTCGGTCTCATAGGACACAATGTTGTCCAGCGTTTAGAAAAGTTAGGACATGAAGTTGTCATTGTTGACACTAGGACTAACTATGGAATAATTCCTCCTAGCGAAATCATGTACTTAATGAGTGAGAGGCAAAAGAAAATTACTACTACTCATATCTACAGTGCAGACATTGTATCAGACACTATGGATTATTTGTTTGAAAAGTACCAGTTTGAACTAGTGATTCACATGGCTAGTTTTCCTAGACAGAAGGTTGTAAACAATAACCCTATGCTAGGTGCAAAGACAATGGTAGAAGGATTACTTAACCTATGTGAGTTAAGCAAGCAACACAGTGTACAGAAGTTTTTGTATATTAGCTCTAGTATGGTCTATGGCGACTTTACTGATGATGTAACTGAGGATGCAATCTGTAAACCTCAAGGACAATATGGAATTATGAAACTAGCAGGAGAAGAACTTGTCAGAGACTACAGCCGCCGTGGTTGCTTCAATCATACTATCATTCGCCCTAGTGCTGTATATGGCCCCTTGGATGTGGAAGATAGAGTCATCGCAAAATTTATGCTCACCGCACTGCGTGGGGGTATTCTCAACGTTAATGGGGCAGGTGAAACACTAGACTTCACATATGTAGACGATGCAGCAGATGGTATTGTATCAGCAGCATTGAGTGAGAACACAATAAACAAGACATACAACATCACAAAGAGCCACAGTCGTACATTACTAGATGCAGCCGAACTAGCTGTTAAGATTGTGGGTAAAGGTATCATTAATGTTCGTGACAAAGACGCAGATTTTCCTAGCAGAGGTGCATTAAACATTGATGCAGCTAGAAAAGACTTTGGATTTGATCCTAAAGTAGATGTAGATGAGGGATTTTATAACTATTACAAGTGGTTAGTGGACGATCCTTACTTTAACAATGTATAAATAATACTATGTTCATACTATCAATACTTCCCGACTTTGTGCTACACTTAATTCTAATAGCAGGCATCTTAGGCACTATTGCAGGATTTGTGTTAGGGTTTATCCCCCTCATTAGAATGTATAAGCTACCCATTCAAATTTGTAGTTTGTTGATTCTGTCACTCGGGGTGTATTTAGAGGGAGGTCTTGCTAATGAACAAGAATGGCGACTTAAGGTGGCAGAAGTTGAAGCTAAGTTGGCAAAAGCAGAAGCGCAGTCTGCGGTTGAAAATGTAAAGATAGTAACTAAAGTCGTCAAACAGTTAGAGTTAGTTAGAACTCGCGGAAATGATATCGTGCAGTATGTTGACCGTGAGGTTACTAAGTATGACACATCTTGCCCTATACCTTCTGTAGTGATAAAAGCTCACAATGATGCTGTGTCTGACCCAAGAACAAAGGATATCAAATGAAACATATATTGATCATTCTCTCCCTAATGCTAAGTGCATGTAGCACACCAGTGCCCATTTCTGCTAAATTTCCTGATGTTCCCCCACAGATAATGGAAAAATGCCCCCAACTGAAATCAATTGAGGGCGAAACGACTACTCTAAGTACTATCACCAAGACCGTTGTCGTTAACTATACTACATATTATGACTGTGCAGTTAAGATGGACGGTTGGATTGAGTGGTACAACGTTCAAAAAATCATATTTGAGAACGCCGGTAAGTAGTTAATCAGCTTTACCGCATTTAGCACGTTTAGCTTTAGTAAGCGCACCGAAGTCTACTTTCCACTCAGCACCTGGCTGTAACTCTGTTACACCTACAGGATAAGCGTAATTCACGTTGGCAGATTTTTCAATTTGTGCAATTGATACACGAAACTTAGTTAAGTCATTGCCCAAGTTAACATAGGGCTTGGTGTGCGGGAATCCCCATCCTGCAACTTCTTTGGTAGAGTTGTTTATTACAATCTTGTAGTATCCATGGGGCACAATAACACCCTTACCAATTGTTTCATCTCCGGCACCATACAATGCTCCAACATAGATAGTGAACGGTTGATTCAATTGAACCGCCCATCCACGAACACTAGTCTCAAGTAGTTTCCAGATGCCACGATTCAATGAGCCATGTTGTGGGTACATATTAGTCATTAAAAACGATTCGTATTCGACTTGCTGAGTGTATGATAGATCACCGTCCGGCGCAGCGTGTCCTTTGTCGTAACCAGTGCCAGCATAATCATCAGGTACTGCACCACCTTGAATTGATTTATCAGCTACAAAAGCATTAGTGCGGGGAAAGCAACCCAATGCATTAGCGGGTTGCAGTGTGTATGCTACATAAACTGGAATCTTCACTGGTGCATCATATGCAACTAGATATGCTTCACGGCAGATTGGCATTGCTGTACGCTGAGTTTGCGCAAAGCCATATGGACTGTGAACAGCACATGCTTGTACTGGATTAGGGGCACGTTGGTCCCATGCGTGTGCGGATGCTGAAATGATTAACAACAATCCTAATAGAAATTTGTGCATAAATGCTCCTTATATATGTATATATTTAGTCTGTAGCAAAATCAAAACGGTGTTGCCAACGATAAATATAGTATAATCGGAATACTTACATGGCGACAACCCTACATATACTAGAAGTTATTGATATTGGTCTATTACCCAATGATGGCACCGGAGATCCATTGCGTGTTGCATTTGACAAGATCAATAACAACTTTGCTAGTATCCCGCTACTAAATCAAGGTGGACCTAACGGCGCATTACAGTTCAATAATGCAGGATTAAGCGGAGGTATTGCTAACTTAACCATAGATGTAGAGCTTAACCAAGTTAATATTGATACGAATATCATCCCTATCACTACTAACGTAGTTGAAATCGGGAGTGATGAAAAGCGTGTCGCTAATGTATGGCTGAGTAAACTTGATTCATTGCACATAGGTAATGTAGGTGTTAGTGAAAACTTTAATGTATTAAGTTTCTATCAAAACTCTAATAGATTTGTAGCAACCGACTTACAAGTAGGTAACATTTACGCTACCGGTGACTTATTTGCAATCGGTAATGTTACTAGTACTGGTAGTATGGAAGTCAATGGTGGTATCGGACTTAATGGTGGTATTACAATTAACTCATCAAATGTAACAACACAGACTAACACTGCTAATCAAGTGATATACGAATTGCCCCAAGGTACTTTTAGCACTATTCGCTTTCAAATATCATCCTCTGCGATTGACACGAATGATAGTCAAACAGCTACAATCACAGTAACCAAACGCAATGACGGAATCAGGGCCCAGCACAATGTATTCGGTACAGTGTTTATAGGCAATGCAGTAACTCGTTATAATATTGACATTGCGTATGGTAATCTCAGACTAATGGTGTCTCCGATCCCTAATATTCCAATGATACATTTATTTTCTTATCAATCGGACAAAGAAGTATGAGAGCAAACGAATTCATCACTGAAGTAAAAGCCGGCCCTGTTGGGAAACGTAGACAAAATGCTACCAAGGGTCTGAACACATACGGCGACGGTGAACATATAAGCGGAGACTACACTTCATACCGCTTGGGCATGGCTGTTGCTGGCGCAGATGGTAAAACTCCACCGGACATTGATGCAAAAAGTTGGATAGGTAAATCTAAATCAACTCATCCTTATACTAAGGAAGAACAAGATATGCTTAAACATGCATACGCAGCAGTTGGTGCAAAATATCAAGATTTAAACAACGGTGATATGCGTAGTATGGAACCCGAAGATACTCACAAAACTAGCCCAATGATGGGGTTCAGTGGGTACGAAAAGAAATCTAAGAAAAAATAAATCACCGTAGTTTTGCTGATAAGTAAAACTATGATCGACATTAACCATACCCTAGATTTACTCAAGCTAAAGTTTTACAACGAATGGCTTTACACTGCACACCTTTATGACGAGGGTGATGCAGCATTTCACAAGCAACTAACTATTCAAATGGTCAATACATATATTGATCCGTTAAATCTACCAAAAGACGCATTGATATTAGATATGGGTTGCGGCCCTGGCTACTTTTTAGATGAAATGAAAGAACGTGGTTACACTAATTGTGTCGGAGTTACACTAAGTCCAGTTGATACTAAGATTTGTACTGATAAAGGGCACACTGTGAAGAACTATGATATGTCCTTCATTCCTCAAGTTGACGGGTACTATGACGAAAGTGTAGACTTTATCTGGGCTAGACATTCATTAGAACACAGTCCGTACCCTATCATCACGTTAGCTGAATACAACCGATTATTAAAATTGAAGGGTAAAATGTATGTTGAAGTTCCTGCTCCGGATACTGAACGTAAGCACGAATACAATCTAAATCACTATAGTGTGTTAGGAATCCAGCAATGGGATGCACTATTAAAACGCACCGGGTTTACGGTTGAAGTATGCAATACAATTGATTTTGACGTACAGATGCCCGCAGATCCAGCTAAATCAGGACCTGATGATGAAAGAATTACAATGAAAGAAAAATTCTTTGTTATGATGACACATAAGCAATGTCCACTTGATATCAAGTAATTCAGATAAATACATACATGACGTTTGATGTATGGAAACAAGCTAAAATACAGAACGGTCTTGCAAAACTCAAGACCGTTCCTACACGTCAGGAAAACACTGACACTACCCTAGAAGATTTAAAGAAATTAAGTGGAATAACTCAGCAAGTTATAGGGGAAGAAAGTAATATCAGCATTACCGGAAATGAAAAAGCTCGGTTAATGAAAGAGCACAATATCAAGCCCGGAACTGATGAATGGTTTCAACTATGGTTTTCAAGACCATATCTAACCGGCGAAAAGCCAGTAGGAAAATAATATGGCAGCTAACGGAATATCAACAGAAGTAGGCGCTAACGCAGCAGCTACTAAACTAAAGCGTAAGAATGACAAACTTGCGTTAGCTAAAACTAAACGCCAAGCAGTAGGTACACCCGGATATCGCCAATATAACAAATATACTAGTCCTGGCACAGTCGCCCCCGCTACCGGCCGACCCTGGACAAAGTAATCGGGGTCAGTAGATCCAAATAAATACGTTATGGCAAAACCCCCTACACCTATTAGTAACGCCCCGACGTTGGTCAAGAACCCGTACATTAAGACGCAATTCAGAAACGAAACAGAATTAAACGACTTCATTAAATGTTGTGATCCTGAAACGGGTTATCTATATTTTATGGATAACTTCTTTATGATTCAGCACCCGACTAAGGGTAGCATGGTCTATCACCCTTGGGATTATCAAAGACGATTGATAGAAACATATCACAAGTATCGTTATTCAATCTCATTGATGCCACGACAGTCAGGTAAGTCAACGTCAGCAGCAGGATACTTGCTTTGGTACGCTATGTTCGTACCCGACTCAACGATATTAATTGCAGCACACAAGTACACAGGTGCTCAAGAAATTATGCAGCGTATTCGTTATGCATACGAGAACTGTCCTGATCACATTAAAGCAGGGGTAACTACATACAACAAAGGCTCATTAGACTTTGAAAATGGATCACGTATTGTTTCAGCAACTACTACTGAAAATACAGGTCGTGGTATGTCTATCACACTTCTATACTTAGATGAGTTCGCATTCGTGCGTCCCTCAATTGCAAAAGAGTTCTGGACTGCTATCACTCCTACATTGTCAACCGGTGGTAAAGCTATTATCACTAGCACACCTAACTCAGACGAAGATCAATTTGCGTTCATTTGGAAGGGTGCTAATAAGTGTGAAGACGAATACGGCAATCCTACTGAATTGGGCGTTAACGGATTCAAGTCATATAGAGCATATTGGCCAGAGCAACCCGGCCGGGATGAACAGTGGGCCAAAGAAATGCAAGCTCAATTGGGAGAAGATCGTTTTAGGCGAGAAATTGGATGTGAGTTCATTATTGCTGATGAAACACTTATCAATCCAAGTACTCTTATTGATTTAGCAGGCATTGAGCCTATTCACCGTATTGGACAGATTCGCTGGTATAAGCGGCCTACTAAAGGCAGTGTATACGCCGTCAGTCTTGATCCATCATTGGGTACAGGTAGTGATCCTGCTGCAATTCAGATATTCGAAGCAAACACTACTACGCAAGTTGGTGAGTGGAAGCACAATAAGACAGATATTCCTAGTCAGATCAAGTTACTAGCACAAATTACTAAGTACATTTCAGATTGTACCGGTGAACCAAACAGCATCTACTATTCAATAGAGAACAACAGCATTGGTGAAGCTGCATTAGTGTCATTGAATGAGTATGGTGAAAGCAATATTCAGGGAATTTTCATTAGTGAGCCCGGAAAAAAGCGCAAAGGGTTCACTACAACTAATAAGAGCAAACTTGCAGCTTGTGCTAAATTTAAAACATTAGTTGAAAACAAGAAACTGACAATTCATAGTCATAGTTTGATTACTGAGTTAAAGTCATTCATTGCTAATGCGGGTAGCTACGCTGCTAAGATAGGAGAAACTGACGATTTAGTTATGGCCTCTTTACTTGCAATCAGGGTTATCCAACAATTGAGTGAATATCATAGCGGATTGGACAGTCATATGCGTGACCATGAAGAATTCATAGCTCCATTACCCTTCTTTGCGGTACTGGGTTAATATAATTTAAGATAAATACACTATGTCAAAAAAACAAGAAAGCCTAAGGGCAGAATTAAGAAACATTCTTAGCAGGGGCGGCCGCTCTGTTATCAGCAAATCCAGTGATGGTAAAGCAGTTCCTGTACCTGAAGAAGCAGAAGTATTTGAAATTGACTTTGTTAAAGACGGTGAAAGTTACGGTAAAGTCTATGTATCAATTGACGGATTACATCAACTTATTGTTTATTTTGACGACAAAGTAGCAAATAGTCCCAAGAACGGTTCAGCCGACAGCGAATCATGGGAACAATTAGTTAGAACACTAAAGAGATTCGCTATGATGAAACAACTTAGTTTCAAACTAGAAGATTTAGATAATTTGGAAAACGATATGGCAAAAAGAGAACACACAAAGAAGCAAGAAACAATGTACGAAGGTTATCATGCTCAGGGCAAGAAGGCCAGCTATAGCGACACTGTCCCTACAACTAAGATGATTATCAAGCATAAGCGTAACATGGAAGAAGGTGAACAGCGATTCCGTCAAATTGACAAAATCTTTATTGAAAACTCAATTGGTGAAAGAGCACTAGCACCAACTGACAAGCCTGGATTGGCACGTGTGTTCGCAAGACACATTGCAGAAGGTGGAAAAGCTAACGATGACCGTTGGAATCATATCTCTGGTTTATGTGAAGAATACGGTAAGATGGCAGGATTTGTTCGTGCTACTCGTAATAATCAATTCAATGAATCAGCACAAAAATTAGTAACTGAAGGCATCAATCACTATCAGAAACTACGTGAATGTTTAGGCAAGATGTCAGGTAAGCGTGGCTACAACAATTACTTTGAAAGCTATACTCCATCATTGATGGAAGATGAAGACAGTGTTGACTTAAGCGAAATGTTCATGTCTAGCAGTTTAGACCCTCGCATTGAAAGTGTAATGCCAATATTAAGTAAGTTAAGCAAGCACATCAGTGAAACAAGTGAAATGGCTGAGACTATTGCATTAGAAGAATGGGCAGACGATATCATCGGAGACTCACCAAAAGCAGCAACTAAAAGTAACAAGCCATCTGACAAAGAAGTTGCAAAGCGTATGCATGCCATTCTTAGTAAGGGCAAAGAAGAAGTAGAAGAAATGGACTCACAAGGTTATACTGGTAGCCGTGATGGTGGTGACCCTGATGCTGGCAAGAAAGAACATTACGGCAAAATGGCTAAGCCAGGTGATGTTGTCAAGCAAGGTGTAAGTAGTCTAAACAAAGCTATGAGTTCTGCAAGACCATCTGATAAAGAAGTTGCCAAAAAGATGCATAGCATTTTAAGCAAAGGCAAAAAGGATGTAGCGGAAGAACAAGTTAATGAACTAAGCAAAGGTACACTGAAGTCTTACTCAAAATCAGCGGGCCAAGATGTACACGCTGACCAACGTGACGCAGGTGGCGCAAGAGACCAAGCTGCCCATAGCAAGAAGCACGGTGATGTCAAGCAAAGTGCAGCATGGAAAGATGAAGCTGAATGGTTAGACAAACGTGCTGAAAAACGTGCCGGCGGTGTTGCCAGGGCAACTACTAAGATTGCGCAAAAAGGTGTGGCAGAAGACACCGAAGAAGAATTATCTGACTTGTCTAAAATCAAAACTGCAAAGCTACAACAATTACATGCGCTACATAGTCATTATGGACAAACTGATCCACGTAGTAAATCAGCAGCACAGCGAGGTGCAGCAGAACTAAAAAGACGCGGGATAATTGTCCCCGGTGATAAGGAAGGTGTAGCAGAGGACCTAGATTCAGGGCAAAAAAGAGCAGGACAGTTCAGCCCGAAAGATGCTTATGCTAAGCCAGGTAGCTTAGTTGGTACAAACGAAAGCAGTGACCCATTAGATCGTATAAAACAGATAATGAATCATCGCAGATAAAGGGTTAAAAAACCGCATTTAATTATGCGGTTTCCCACATCCGTGATAAATACTCTTGACATTAGAGAAAAGTATGTTATACTATCTCATATGTTAGTTGCTTCATGGTGAAGCAGCGAATATTAAAACAGACTCCAAGTCAATGAAATAAGGAAATTTATTATGGCATCTTTAGCAGAAATCCGCGCTCGTATTGCAGCGCAAGAAAACAAATCAAATTCTGGTTCTTCTCAACAATCAGACAACTCAGTTTACCCCCACTGGAATATGGATGAAGGCACTACAGCTAGTCTACGTATCCTACCTGATGGTAATGCAAGCAACACCTTCTTCTGGGTTGAAAAACAAATCATCAAACTCCCATTCAACGGAGTAAAAGGTGAATCAGGTATGAAGCAAGTTATCGTTCAGGTTCCTTGTGTTGAAATGTACAACGATGGTTCAGTATGTCCTATCTTGGCAGAAGTTCGCCCTTGGTACAAGGATGAGACACTGAAAGAAATGGCTAACAAGTATTGGAAGAAGCGTTCTTACTTGTTTCAAGGTTTTGTTCGTCAGAACCCAATCGGTGATGACAAGCAACCAGCGAACCCAATTCGTCGTTTTGTTATCTCTCCTCAAATCTTCACTGTTATCAAGTCTAGCTTGATGGACCCAGAGATGGAAGAATTGCCAACTGACTACATGCGTGGTCTTGACTTTAACGTTAAGAAGACTACTAAAGGTGGTTATGCTGACTACTCAACTTCAACATGGGCTCGTAAAGAATCCGCATTGACTGACGCAGAAGCAGCAGCAATTGAAAGTTTCGGCTTGCACAATCTAAATGACTTCTTGCCTAAGAAGCCGGGTGAAGCTGAACTGCGTGTGATGAAAGAAATGTTTGAAGCAAGTGTTGATGGTCAACCGTTTGACAATCAACGTTGGGGCAACTACTATCGTCCATATGGGCTAGAAGCGCCCGGTGGCTCTGCACCTTCAGCAGCAGCTCCAGCAGCACCGTCTGCACCAGCAGCAGCATCAGCACCTGTAGCAGAATCTGCTCCTTGGGAAGATGATGTAGCAGCAGCAGAAAAGTCTTTCAGTAACCCAATTGAAATTCCAAAATCAGCTCCAAGCAGCGATAAAGCACAAGACATTCTTGCAATGATTCGTGCTCGTCAAAACAAGCCTGCGTAATTATAGTAGAGAACGGGAAACCGTTCTCTCTTTAAGGAGAACAGTATGACAATGCCAGACGAAAGATACCGTGCTATCAAGCAAGGTAAAAAGTTATTGGAAGAACTATGTGATCCTGGTAAAACACCTAGAGTCCCTAGTATAGTTCGTGACCGAGCAAGGGGTGCATTACGTCACTATCCTAACGATTGGGAGTTAGATGCAATGGCAGAAAAATGTCCCGATCTGCTTGATAAGCAGCCGTTTAGTATATACAATACACGGAACACATCAATTAAATGAAAGAGAGAATGTAATGGCAAAACCTTTTGACGTTTCAAAATTTAGAAAAGAAATTACTAAGTCTATTGAAGGACTTAGTATCGGATATAACGACCCAACTGATTGGGTCAGTACAGGGAATTATGGACTTAATTATCTTATCAGTGGTGATTTTAACAAAGGCGTGCCTCTTGGCAAAGTCACTGTATTCGCTGGAGAATCTGGTTCGGGCAAGTCTTTCATTTGCTCAGGCAACTTGGTCCGACATGCGCAACAGCAAGGTATTTACGTTGTTTTAATTGACAGTGAAAATGCACTTGATGAAAAATGGTTGCATGACTTGGGTGTAGACACAAGTGAAACCAAATTGCTTAAGTTGAACATGGCTATGATTGACGATGTAGCAAAGACTATCAGTGAGTTTATGAAGTCATACAAAGTCTTGCCAGAAACAGACAAGCCTAAAGTATTGTTCATCATTGACAGCCTTGGAATGCTATTGACTCCAACTGATGTGAATCAGTTTGAAGATGGTAACATGAAAGGTGACATGGGTCGTAAGCCTAAAGCACTGACAAGTCTTGTTCGTAATTGCGTGAACATGTTTGGTAGCCACAATGTTGGTCTAGTCGCAACTAATCACACATATGCATCACAAGATATGTTTGATCCAGATGACAAAATCTCTGGTGGTCAAGGCTTTGTGTACGCAAGTTCTATCGTAGTCGCTATGAAGAAGTTGAAACTGAAAGAAGATGAAGACGGTAACAAAGTTGCAGAAGTAAACGGCATTCGTGCTGCTTGCAAGATTATGAAAACTCGTTACGCTAAGCCTTTTGAAAGTATTCAAGTTAAGATTCCATACGAAACAGGTATGAGCCCCTACAGTGGTCTAACTGATATGCTTGAGAAATCAGGCGCATTGAAAAAAGAAGGCAATAGCTTAGTGTATGTAACCGAACACGGTGAGATTCTCAAAGCATTCCGTAAGGGTTGGGAAGCTAACAAAGACGGTTGCTTGGATAAAGTTATGCTAGAGTATACTGGTGCTACTAAGAGTAAAGTGAGTGCTGCAACTGCTGAGGCAGATGTAGAAGAGGTAGCAGAATGAAGTTAGATTTGATTACAGAAGTATGGGAAGTACTACGTGAACATATTGACCTGAATGATCGGGCTGATGCTGCTGATACTCTAGTCAATTTCTTGATGGACAACAACTATGAGGTTGACGAAATCAAGGAATCATTCAAAGACAAAGATATCACTAAAGCTCTGAAGGGTTATGCTGAACAGCATTTCCAAGAAGAAGAATACGAAGAATACGACGAAGACTCCGACACAGACGAATGGAACTAAATGTCAAGTAATTGGTACACCCGAGTAAGTCAAGACTTGTCAAAGATACCTGACTTCTTGGCGTACTATGATGCAGAGTTAGCCTCTGCAAAAGCTGATGTTAAGATTCAAGGTAACGTAGAGAAAAACATTTCTGCGTTACCCGGTGTTACTGAACACCGTTTCAATCAACTACAAGAGATTGAAGCGGTGCTTCAATTCTTGAATCTACAACTACGTAAGATTCGGCGTAAACACTTTCAAAAATACTTAGAAGCGTACAATCGGGCACTGAGTGACCGTACTGCTGAAAAGTATGTAGAGGGCGAAGACGAAGTTATTGACATGGAAACAATCATCAACGAAGTTGCACTATTACGAAACAAATGGTTAGGAACCATGAAGGGTTTGGATTCAAAGAACTTCATGCTTGGTCACATTGTTCGTTTACGTGCTGCTGGTATGGAAGACATATCGGTTAGCTAAGGGAAATCTCGACTTGCTTATATAGCAGGTCCGTGCTATAATTCATCAACAACTTTATTTCATATGCCTAATACCTTGTCTACCATCTTTAATTCATATCCTAGCTTAAACCTTAGCTCACTCAGCAACATCTCAATAGGTGGCGCATATGGTACTCATAGTTTTACACATCCTAATATGCACCCTGCTGTTAAGAAGTACGAAATCTATGAAACTCCATCTGATATTTTAGCATTAAGCGTAGCGTGGAAGCGAATGCGGGAAGTGGGAACATCTACTGGTAAAATAGGTAGTCTTCTGGACAAAGACTTGCACCAAGAACTATCAAATGATGACCATCAACGTGCAAGTGAAATTCGTGACCACTATAGCAAAAGAGTGTTGATGTGGAAACTTAAGGGTGATAGAATGTCTGCATACCGTGAAGACTTAAATTCTTTTGTCCACAGTGATGGTTTAAAATTTCGTGAAAACATGTTAGGTCTCGCCTATCACTTGCCTTCATTTTATGAATACGACATTCAACTGGACGAGGTTCGACTACAAGTTGTTTCGAACAAAGTTCCCACTAAAGCACTACGGGATAGTAGAATACTAAAGCCACTAAAGAGAATCGTATTCAAGAACAAGCGAATGAGCAATGTCCAATATTGGATGCAAGATACCGAGACTGACACTGCCGCAATGATTCAGATTGAGACTAAGAACCCATTAGAACACTTGTGGAATCGTATCTTTGAAAGTTCTACTACACTTGGTGTAGCTGGAAATTTCAATCTCAAGACTCGGGATAATTTTGAATACGCAAGTATCAACCAGTGGAAATTAGCCTAAATTTGACATTAAATGGTGTTTGTGTTATACTCTTAACATGAACTTCATTAAAGAACTACTTCAAGCTACCATCATAGCTCTCACTATGTTCGGTCCTTTCTTCTATTACTTCATCTTTATGATGAAGCCATAATTTGACATTAAATGGGTATTGTGATACAATACTTGTATTGACACTGAAACATAGGAACTAAAAATGACAGCTACGATTCGTATTACAAAAGGTGAGTATCGCAACATGCCTGTGATCAACAAGACTTTCACACTTGTCAAAGGTTATCAGACAGGTGCAAAAGGTGGTTTCGTAACAGTGAAAAACAATGGTCACTTCCCCAACGTTTCTATTGAGAACGTAAAAGTGAAAGTAGATGGCATTGACAAAATTAAATTTCTCGAAGGAGCACCTGAATTGGTAGATGCAATTAGCTTTAAAGCAGTAGAACCCGAAGTGTCTGAGACTGAATTGGAAGCAATGGACCGTATTGCAATGCGTTTCTCTGTACTTGATGAAATGTCAAAAGCATGTATTGCAGGCGACATTCGTGCAATGATTGTGTCAGGTCCTCCGGGAGTTGGCAAGTCGCATGGTGTTACAATGCAAATGGAAAAGGCATCTATGTTTGATAAAATCTCAGGCAAGCGTCCCCGCTTTGAGATTGTTAAAGGTGCAATGTCGGGTATTGGTCTGTTCGCTACACTGTACAAATATTCTGATTCTAAAAACGTGTTAGTGTTTGATGACTGTGATGTTTGGGAAGATCAAGACGCATTGAACGTGCTGAAAGGTGCTCTCGATTCTGGCAAGACTCGCCGTATCTCTTGGAACAAAGATAGTCGTTTGCTGAAAGACGAGGGAGTGCCCAATACTTTCAACTTCAACGGCTCAGTGATTTTTATCACTAACTTGAATTTTGCAGATCGCCGCAGCAACAAAATCAAAGCTCACTTGGAAGCATTGCAATCTCGTTGTCACTATCTGGACCTGACTATTGATACCGAGCGTGATAAAATGTTGCGTATCAAGCAAGTGCATCGTGATGCTGATGGTGGTCTGTTTGCTGACTACGATTTTGACGCTACTCAATCTCAAATGGTCCTTGACTTCATGTGGGACAATCAAGACAAACTGCGTGAAACTAGTTTGCGTATGGCATTGAAAATTGCTGACTTGGTTAAGATCAGCCCGAACTGGCGCAATCTTGCTACTGCAACTTGCATGAAAAAAGTTTAATATGTTTAAACAAAAAGGTTTCACTCTCATTGAAATGATGATTGTAGTGGTGATCGTTCTTATTCTAGGTATGATGGCAGTAGGTGCAGTCAATGGATCAACTAGTAATAACACCGTCAGTTGGGGCGTCAACGGCATGACCGAAATGCGGTGCATTGATAATTATAAATTTATCATTAGTCAACAGGGACATACTCGTCAGGTAATGGATGAGTTTGGCAAAGGCGTGAAGTGTCAATAAAAGGTTAACCCCCTGCAGTGTGCGTAACGGCAATATCAATAAGTCCGTTTCGATAATAGAAAAAGGGGACTTAGGTCCCCTTTTTAGCCACTATCTATTGCATTATCTATCACAAGAGTATATAATGAATGATGACAAAAAAGCCTAACACTAAAGAACAATTAGTTGATTACTTGCTAAAATACATAAGTTTGGGCACTTACGATAAAAAGTTTGTTAGCAATATATTGCAACTTAACATTACTACTGGTAAATCTGTTACCACTAATCAAGCAGCCCTGTTAGATAAAATCATTCTGCGATATCATCGGCAACTAGCTAAAGCAGAAATAAATAGCATTGACATGGTTAACCTTTCGTGGTCACTGCCACCGATTGAAAGTTCACCTATCTATACTGAGGCACATGTGTCTGTTATGGATGATACCACGCTCATTATTCATAGTCCCTACAAAAAGGATTTTGTAAAGGAACTTAAGCAATATGATTACATGAACTGGGACCGCGACAATAAATTATGGTCCACTATAGCATCGGAGCACACACTAAAGCAAGTGTTGGAAGTTGTTAATGCTCACTATGATAAAGTAAATTACTGTCCTATAGTACAGCAAGTAGTAGACACTGTGACAGAATACGAAGGTATGCTATACTGGAATCCAACACTAACTCGAATAAAAGGTAATCTGTACGTAGTTGCTGCAAATGGTCCACTGATGGAAGCGATTACTAATATTCCTTTGGATACTGATTATCACACATTAGCTAGACTAAGCAGAATGGGAATCAGAATTGAGCCGGCACTTATTAGTGCAGTACATGATGAGTTGGGCGGGTCTGACGAAGTGTTTAAGAAACTGATATTTGCAATTGACCATCAACCCAAGATTGAAATGTCTAACCAATCTATGATCATAGAACATCTGTTAGATATCAAAGCAGATATCGTGATACTCAACCAGTGGTTTGGTACAAACAAAACTTATGTTATGGAATTAGCTAATTTATTGAAAGCAAATAAAATCGAACATAAGATATTAAAAACTAAATCAGGTCTCGGTGAAGTAGTTGACACTGAGTTAAAGACATATGACATGCCCATAAAACTTAACATAGGAGTGTTCAATACGCACGGATCACTTAAACATATAGCCAAGAATGTACAATTGGTAAACAGCAACGAAATCTATATAGAGTATAAATGAAACAATGTAAAATAATCGTCAAAGACGAAGTAAACGTAAAGATAGAGGGCTTGGATCTACCTGATCGTAAGGCTCTAATGAAACTATTTGAGTTTGATGTACCCGGCGCACGGTATTTGCCAAGTGTCCGACTCGGTAGGTGGAACGGCAAGACTAGCTACTTTAGTCTAGGTGGGTCAAGTTATATCAACTTGCTTCCCGAGATTCTTCCTGTACTTGAACGTGTCGGTTACGACATTGAGTTAGAAGACACACGGGACTATACAACTACCTTTGCGTTTACTGAGGTTACTGAGGAAACATTCAAACATAAAGTATGGCCTAAGAATCATCCTATTGCGGGACAACCAATTGTACTGCGTGACTATCAGATTGAGATTATCAACAACTATCTTAAGAATCCGCAAGCACTGCAAGAAATTGCAACGGGTGCTGGCAAGACACTAATCACTGCTGCACTTAGTTCTGCTATTGAGCAGTATGGTCGTAGTATTGTTATCGTGCCTAACGTTAGTCTAGTAGGTCAAACCGAAGCTGATTATATTAACTTGGGGCTTGATGTTGGTGTGTACTACGGCGGCCGCAAAGAGTACAACAAGACGCATACTATTTGCACTTGGCAGTCACTAGGTAACATGCTTAAGAACACTAAAGCAGGAGAAGCAGAAGTTGACATTGGCGACTTCTTAGAAGGCGTAGTTTGTGTTATCGTTGACGAGGTTCACCAAGCTAAAGCAGAAGTATTGAAGACATTGCTCACTGGGGCAATGAGTCAGATTCCATTACGTTGGGGCTTGACTGGTACTATCCCTAAAGCTAGATTTGAATCAATGTCGTTGACTGTTAGTTTAGGCCCAGTGATTGGTAGTCTAACTGCTAGTACATTACAAGAGCAAGGTGTGTTGAGTAACTGCCATGTTAACATCCTACAACTACAAGATGGAGTTGAGTTCCCTAACTATCAAACTGAATTAAAGTACCTAGTTGAGAACAGTCAGCGTATGGATTGTATTGCTTCACGTATCTTTAAGATTAAGGATACAGGTAACACATTGGTCCTTGTTGATAGGATTGAAGCTGGTAAAATACTACATCTTAAGTTAGAAGAATTAGGTGTACCCGAAGCTGACGTAGTGTTCGTGTCGGGTGGCACTAAGTCTACTACTAGGACTGATCATTACGATGACATTGCTACAGCAACTAACAAGATTATTATCGCAACATACGGTGTAGCCGCAGTTGGTATTAATATCCCGCGTATCTTCAACGTAGTGTTGATTGAACCGGGTAAGAGTTTCGTTCGAGTTATTCAAAGTATCGGACGAGGCATACGTAAAGCAGAAGACAAAGACTTTGTGAATATCTGGGATATCACTAGTAGTTGTAAGTTCGCTAAACGACATTTGACCCAACGGAAGACATTCTATCGTGATGCCAACTACCCGTTTGACGTTGAAAAAATTAAGTATAAGTGATACAATAACAACATGCGTATATTAACCCTCGACAACACCTATTATAACTTAGAGACCCTACCCGATGAAGTAGATGATTTACGTTTTGCTATCTTAGATAACAGCAACCCCCAAAATGTAGACTATCATTATATCCCACTAATCTTTTTAGAATCGTTTAACAGCCCGGCACTCGTATTGAAGATCGGTAACAAGACAGTAAAGATGCCAGTTGATTGGCAAATACTGATTGGTGAACCTGATATGGGTGACTTAGAAACACTTCCACTTACTAGTATTAATGACAGAGGTTTCAAAGCATTCGAATTCAATCCACTGACAGCATTCAAACCTAGCTTTTTAGATATTGATATTGTTGATATCTATCACGATGTAACTTGGTATGCTCCTAGACTAAAGAACGGACAGTTCTTATGTGTACCAATCGACGACGATATAAAACCCCGATGTGTCTACTTTGTTAAAGAGATTAGTCGTAACTGTGAAATTATTGATTACGCACAAGCGTTTTAAAAATGGCAACTAGAAAAGCAGCAGCACCCGTTGATGAGAAATTTGAGAACATGGACTTTGACTTGTTCAATGCACTAACCGCACTGGATAAGAAAGACTATGCTTACATTGACCGACTCACTGACGAACAGCAACGTAAGTTCGTTCCCTACATGATGACGCACTGGATGAGTGCCATCAAAGCTAGCGGTGATCTTCAAGGCTATTACTTGATGAGCACGAACTATCATGCAAACATTCACTTGTTCAATGAATATGTTAGCAAGCATCCTAAGCTACAATGGCAGATGTTATGTGCAGCTAGTCCAGGCATTGGTAAACAATTTCATCAGTGGATACCGCATCTGTCTAGTAAAGTAACACAGCTTAAAGAAACTCCTAAAGAAAAAGATATTCGTGACTACTTTACTAAAATCTATCCTAAGGTAAGTGCTGATGATATCAAAGAAATCAGTGAAGCATTTGTAACTACACACAAGAAGAAAGTATACTTGGCAAACAAGTATCCTAACTTAAAACAAACAGATATTGAAACATTATCGGAGCTAGTAACAGATGCTGAAATTAAACAATATGAAAAAGATAGTGGCAACAGTTGAGCCAAAGCATACCTGTGAGTTTTGTCATCGTGAATTTGTGCGAGAACGAACATTAATCAGTCATCTATGTGAACAGAAGCAAAGATGGCTGAACAAAGATATCAAAGGTAACCGACTAGGCTTTCAGTGTTGGTTGCAGTTCTATACCAAGAACAGCATGAACCGAACTAAGAATAAGACCTATGAAGAATTTATTAAGTCTGCATACTACACTGCCTTTGTAAAGTTTGGTACTTATTGTGGTGAAGTCAATGTAGTCAATGTAAGCCGCTTTGTTGATTGGTTACTCAAAGAAAATATCAAGCTAGACAACTGGCATAGTGATTCAGTTTATACTACCTTCTTGCAGGATTACCTTCGCAAAGAGGATCCGTTTGATGCGATACATCGTGGCATTGAGCATTCTATAGTATTAGCCAAAGCAGCAAACATTCAGTCACACGACATATTACGATTTGGGAATGTGAACAAAATCTGCTATGCCATAACAACGGGCAAGATAAGTCCATGGATGTTGTATCAGAGCAACAGTGGTACCCATTTTCTAGATACTTTAAATCCAGACCATGTTAAAATGATCATAGAGTACATAGACCCGGAACAGTGGGCAATCAAATTTAAACGAGATCCTGAAGTTGCTAAACAAATCAAAGAGTTATTGGGGGCGGGAGGATATTAAGCATATAGCAGAGATTCCTTATACTAGAGTGCAACAGCATGAGGTGTTTGAATGGTTGCTAGTCAATTTAGGATTGCCCGGACACGATTATTATGTCAGACATGATTCTACTACGTTAGCAGTACATTTTACAACAGAACAAAATTACATTTGGTTTATATTGAGGTGGTCGTAATGAACGAAAAAATGATTCACGAATTTGTACAACGCTACGGAGCCAGGGTAGATTACCAACATGGTCGTAGCAGCTTTGAAACCTATAGCAGGTCAATGAATTATTACGATGACCGTAAAAGTGTAGTAGATATTGAACTATCCAGGCAAGAATTTGAGCATTTAGTTGAAGCAGATCACCATGCAGAAGTTGACTATCGTGTTAGAAGCGAAGAAGCACGCCTGCGCAGTAAATACCCTGCGTTGGAAACAGCATATAGCAAATACAAAATGTTATTGGAGCTATACAAATGAACGATCTGCTACCTTATCAACACGCACTATATGATAAACTGCAAGCAGGTGGATTTAAGCAAGGAGAACTAGTTGTCTTTGCCGCTGGTCGTCAAACCGGCAAGAGTATGCTCTATAAGACTATGCTTAATGAAATGTATGGATCAATGACGAAACAACCTATTTTCTCGGTAAATGGCAAAGCAGAAGTAGATGGTGCAACTTGGTATACTGTACACTGCAATAGAGATATCAGTACATGGTTGCGTAATCAACCTAAAGAGTGGCATTATGAAGCATTAGCACACGGATGGAGTGGTTGTCAATTTGACATTCACGAAAAACTTTACACAATGTTGATATTGCGATGGAGCTAAAACTAAGTGAAGGCAGAGTCTCGGGGTCACGATACTATACAGTTGATCCTAACCCAAATTGGGATCCTTATTGGTACAATCAAGGTTGGTTTGATATGGAAATTTGGTGTCTGACGCAATTTGGTCCAACTCCGAATGATGGTGTGTGGACACCCGGTGCTCGTTGGTATATGAACAATAGAAAATTTTGGTTCCATAATGAAGCAGACTTATCTTGGTTTATATTGAGGTGGTCATGAGTAATACAGCAAGCTGGACAACATTCGGCAAGGATCGTTATCATCTCAACGGTGAGATGGAACGCTGGTGCCTAGACAATGTTGGGAATGGTGGTTGGACTTATAGTACTCCCGAAACTTGGGAAGGTATGGGTGGCAAAGTTTGGATTATGCACAGCATGTTTGGTAACACTACCTTTGTATTTAAAGAGTCCAAACACTTAGCTTGGTTTATGTTGAGGTGGGAATGAGTTCACTTGTAAGAATAAAAAACAAGAATGCAATAGCAGCAATGGATATAGTAAGAGAGTTGCGTGAGAAGGGGTATGTACAGGGAATTGATTTTGATTTTAATTACTATCATCAAGAATCCGATGATCCACAGGACATCACCGAGCAGAGACATACCTTATTCACTTTTTACAAAGAGGGGCTGGCAACATGGTTCAGTTTAAAGTACCTATGACATTAGAAGATGAGTTGGCGGCGACGGCGGGTAAGATCATGGCAGATGAAATTGACTGGGAAATTTTAGCTAACCTATTAGTTCAATCAGGCTGGTTTATGGTAGACTTAGATCATTACAGAGACCGTTACCAAAGTATTGACATTGAAACATGGATTGATGAAAACTGCAAGGGCAAATACAAGAAACACAGTAGAACATTCGTGTTTGAGAAGAAAGAAGATGCAGCTTGGTTTAAGTTAAGGTGGCTATGAGAGTATTGAAGAAAGAACTGTGGCCTTGCAAGGTAGAACTGGATCTAGATCAAAGTCAGACCAAGTTGATAGAAATAGAAACTTGGCTAGGCGAACATTATGGTCCTTTAAAGAATCGCTGGAATGTGGTTTATCAATGGGACCATACTGTATTTTATTTTCGGCAAGGCACTGATGCTACCATGTTTTCATTGAGGTGGGTATGATAGAATATATTAAAGACAAGTATTTGACTTGGCGTACTGGTGTTGATAAACAAACACGTGATCATCGTAAGTGGTATGATGAAACTGTTGTTCAACGTGCTAGTACGATTGAAAATATGTTTATGAACTTCAAGTACATACTGCCAGTATCTACGAATATATTTGATTTTTCTGAGCCGTTTGGTTGGTACCCCAACAAAGAATTTAGACAGTATATGTGGCCTAACCGAAAGTTAGATGACTGTTCCGTGTATTACTTTGCCCGTGGCTATAGAGATAAGTGGGATGGTAAATTTTATATGAATGACTTGCGGCACGACGAAGACCAAGTGTTTGTAGCAACTAACAATGAGGTAGATGCTATGATGATAACATTGAAATATTCATGACAATAAGCAATTCCACAATTAATATGATTCGTAAGCAATTGCCAATTCTACTGGCAAAAGCTATTACAGGCGTGCAACCTATGACAGGCCCGGTTGGGGGACTCTTTAGAATGAAATATACCTATACTCCACAATCAAAGTATAAATTTACCCGTGCCAACTGGTATGTGGCAGAGTTCAACATTAAAGATTATACTGATGTTGTACATTGGTGTAGGGAACAGTTTGGTCCACATCCTCGTAATCCCGATGCTTGGAGTCGTTGGGAACACAAGTATGAAGATAAGATTTACTTCCGTGATGAGAAAGATTATGCTTGGTTCATGTTGAGGTGGTCGTGAGAAAATTAATTCCAAATAATATAACTGTAACTGAACAGTTTCGTATCCGTACTCAGTTTGTTGGTATGGTTGGAAAATGGAAACAAAGTATTCTTACTACCACCAGCAAGAAATATCTAGAGTTAGAGTTACAGTGGTTGGAGCGGGACAGCGGTGTTCGCTGTCATTATACTAACAATGGTGAATTGGTAGGATTTAAGTTAGTTGATGAAAAAATGTATGCTTGGTTTGTGCTGAGGTGGGCATAAGTAACATGACTATTAAATTTACTAGTACAGAGTGGGTAGGTGCTGAACCAGAAAACACTGACATTGTGTTAAGATCAGAAGCAGGGTTAACTGGGAAGTTTACGGATTTTTCTAATGAAGTTTTTCTATGGTGCTTTGATAATGGCATTGAAGCAGATATGGTTGGTAAAAAATATAATAGTGATGACAATAGTGATTATAGTCTATGGAGAATTGAAAATGAACAGCACAGAACTTGGTTTATATTGAGGTGGGCATGATCAAAAGACAATATAACAGATGGCGCTACGGCGACAATAAATCTTACTTTGATAACTTTGTTGATGCACATGGACCAGATGAAGTCATTGAAGATAAATTATTATTCTATAAAGCAACTATAGGTAAAAGTAAGAATAAAAATCACAAACTAAATGTCAAGTGGCATGATCCAAAAATGTATGTGGTGTTTGTATTGAGGTGGGCATGAAATTACTGGAAGACTACTCAGTATCATTGAGCGCAGACAGATGGATCAAAATAAAAGAACAATTAACAAAAGTTGAATCTAATTCATTGGTGTCTATTACTTGGACAGGTCCGTTTGAAAGAACCAGAATATTACGATTTAAATCTGAGAATGATGCATTGATATTTGTATTGAGGTGG